ATTCACCGCTGGAGAAGTCCCCACTGGCATAAACCTCTACGCCGCTTTCTCACCGCCGCAGACGTTCCCGAACTCGTTCTACCTGTCCGCGAAGCCGAGCTGGTTCCGGTCGGTGCCCTGGCCTCCCATTGGGCCGGACGTAGCTGGCGGAAACGTCTCCGGCGTCGGCGGGCACGCGAACCTGAATCCGGCCCAGGACTGCTACTTGAACGTGATGGCAGGACCGGCTGATGGCACCGGAAGCGTGCTCACGTTCAATGCGAGTACCTGCTACTCTGGAACTCAACCGCCAGCTCCAGCGACAGCGATTTTTGCAGCTTCTATGACTGTCAATCCCGCAGGTGCATCAATTTCGAAGGAGAAAAAATATGAAACGGCTACTCGCATTGGTACCACTGATTTTGTTTTGCGCTTTGTCTTCTAAGGCCCAGACGCAAACCACGACGATCAGGATTGTGGCACCGGCGTCGCTATGTTCGGTAATTCCAACTCCGGGCAGTTTTTACCAGAACACTGCGGCTCCCATCTCTCTTGCTTCCGTATCGACTCCTTCTACAACGCCGCCGTGCACAACGACTGGATTCAACTCATCCTGCACAGCAACCGTAGGAACCACTGCAATCACCCCCATCTCCCCAGCGACGCAACTTTACAATTCGACGACGGGCCTTCTTTCGGGGACGATTCCGGCGTCTGCGCTATCTGCCACGCCCGGAACCCTAGTGACCATTACGATTTCATGCACCGCGTCTCCGCTGACTTTTAATGCTCCGGTCGTGCTCCCAAACGGAACAGTGGGAATCTCGTATACCGCATCATTGTTGACCGTTACGGGACTCACAGGTGGGACGCCACCGTACACGTGGACGCTCAACTCGGGGTCGTTACCTGTAGGACTTACGTTGTCATCAAACGGCATAGTCGCTGGCGTTCCTTCATCGAGTGGTTCCTCCATCTTTTCTATTAAGGTGACTGATTCGAGCGGCGTGGCAATCAACTTCGATTCTCCGGTGCTGCCTTTTCGTGACCGGGCAACTCGCGGAGGGATGCGAGGTTGACGAGGATAACGGCTTTATTGGATGCGCGATGCCCGGTGGAGCACTAGAGTGGGCGATACTTTCCATCGTTCAGTGTCCTTGCATATGGTGCTCGCCCGTAGACAACAGTTGCGTGACTTTCGATTCACCGTGAGTTTGTAAATCCAACTAAGGAGAATCACGCGAACGCTAACCAAGCCGGAGACCGAGGGTACGCCTGGGCCTCCGGCAAAATAAAAAGTGAGGATGCAATGAACATCACACAGAAAACTCTATGGAGTGGCGCTCTCAAGTCTGCTGTTGGCGCTGCGTGCGGCGTCATTCTGACGAACTTCGTGGATGTTCCGCAGGCGCTCTTTAGCTGGCCGTGGTTCCGGCATGTGCTGATTGGCATGGGATTCGTGGTTCTGGTCAGCGAGGCCAGATTTTGGAGCCAGTGGGCGCATAGCGGTGACACTCCTCCCATGCTCCAGCAAACTCTTGCGGATGCCAAACAAGCGAACGTCGAAGCGGGAGCGGCTATCTCGAAAGCACAGACGGAGGCACCGAAGCCGTGATTGAACCAACGGTTGCATGGCTGGGATTTTTCACCACGGTTGTCGTGACCGTCCCGCCATTCATAAATGCGCGGGTCAACATGAGGATTGCCAAGACGCAAGAAGCCGCACGGCAAGATGCGGAAACCCGGCAGGCTGTCGAGCAGCACAAAGTCCTCGTGCTCGCCGAAAAAACACATACACTTGTCAACAGTCAGTACGGCATCGCGCTCGCGCTCATTGTCGAGAAGGCCGCGCGCATCTATGAGATAAGTAAGAACGTGGCAGACAAGGCGGACCTTGAGAACGCGAAGTTGAAACTTGCGGAACACGAAGCGAAACAAAAAGTCGTAGACGAAGGAGAACAGAAATGAACGAACGAAATGGCGGTGCACCGTTACACTTAATCCTGCTCGTGCTGGCTTGCGTGCTGTTCTTTCTGGCAGCGTTCGCATGGCCTGCACCCGTCGAGCCGTACCGGACAAAGATGATTGCGGCTGGGTTGCTGTGCTGGTGTCTCTCGACGTTCTTCTAGGCCGATGAAATGCCCTATCTGCAAACTGGACATCCAGCCCGGCGAGCAGGAGGAGCGCGAGTTCCTCGGGGAGAAGTTTTTTTATCATAAGAAGTGTTACGAGGAGTTGCGGAAGAAGATTTACGGGCGAGATGCGAGGAAGAAACCATGATTGCTCCCGACACGAACACCGTCGTCATCCTCGTCAGCAATATCATCGGTTTCTTCGTCGTGGAGTGGCGTCTAAACAAAAGAGCTGTTGAGCGGGAAGCAGTCCGTAACTATCAGCACGAAAAGGTTTGGCGGTGGTACGAAAAGGCCCACGGCATTAACGGGCACTCGGAGGTAAAATGAGCATCGGTAATCGTCCTGGAACTGTATCTATCCTGACTCCCATAACCGTAGCAGGGAATCAGGTAACGTTCACTTTGAAGAATGCCTACGACGCACAATACTTCAAGGAGAAGCTGAACCATGAACTCCTGGGCGTCTTTCTTGATTGGCCTCCTGTCGATTCTGGCAGCACGCCGCCGAAGCCAGAGGGCAGTTAGGCTCTATTTCAACGCTCAACTCATCGCCACTTGCGCCCTATTCATGGGCGTGCGCTTACTGGGTGACCATGCCACGCTCTACGCTATTCTCTACGGCGCGGTGACGCTACCGATCTTCGAGTGCTGCTGCTTTATGATTTGGGAGGGGCGGCTCGACGTGCGGCTCTACCTTGCCTCTATCAACTTCGGGATATTCATGGGCATCATTGGAGCGCTCGGGATGACTCAGCATCCCGTCGAGGACTTCGTGACCTTCTTTGAGGGGGTTTTCCTTTCCATTATCGGCCTCTCTCTACTGCAAGTCGCATCGACGTGCCAGGACCGCCTCGCGGTAAGGACCATCGGAATTCTGTCGCTCGCACAGTCCTGTTATGACTTTGGATTCTTCCGCAATGAGTCGTGGTATGCGCTGAACGGTTGGTTGCCGTCTACGCTAGGCATCGCAGCGTTCGGATGGATTGCTCTTAGCCCTCGGCGCTCGCCGTCGTAACATCCCCGGCATTGCTCTCCACGGGCAATATGGCAGCCCAAACAGCCTGCAAGCCCCCGGAAGCCATCAGTGACCGTATCTCGTCTGTGGGGTCAGCGGGACATTCGGAGGGATAAAGATGCGGAAAATCCGGGAATGTGCGCCAAGTCGCCCCTTCGGATAAACCGCACGATGGAGCCTTGGCGAGTATCTCAGCCCATTGCGCATCCCTATCGTTCCAATCAGGCACGCCATTGATGAATGGCACTACGTCTACAGCGTACCCAAAGTTGTGTGCTGAATAGCCGCCTTTAGCTTCCGTGACAATCCTTCCCGGCGCTGTGCGGCCTTGATCGAAAAGAGCATCTTGCTCTGAGTAGGTCCGCAAACCTTGTGTAATCCTGAACGGGAATGATACAAGGTCCGCGAGTTGGTGGATGCGGCGTGAGAGTTCTGGGTTTACGAGAGCTAATCTCGTTTCGCTAATTGGGTCCATTCGTCCATCGTCTCCTTTATGTCCACCAAGCGACCGCTTGCCATGATGAGCGTTGATCCTGATTCTTTAGGATTGACCTGCTCCACGTTGGCAGGATTAACCACGACGGATTGCGTTTTCCCTTCGGGAAGGATTTGTGTCACTGTGACCATAAGAGTTTCAGGGGGAGGCAGCACCGTTCGAGGCGATAGCTGCCTCCATGTGGTAACACCCCTCTCTTTCCGCCAGTATCCGAATCGCTGGCTAAGACTTTGGCGGCGAGAGGAGCCGAAACTGTACCAGCACAGCATTGCACTGTACCTCTCCCTTTCGTCACGGGCAGCCCCTCTGTATCGTTAGCGTTGACCAGACGCACCGCCAAACTTTACGCCGCTTGTGGTAAATCAGCGAGTAGACCGTCGAGGTCCAAACCTGTCGGAGAGACTCCGCTCGCCTTGAGCCAGTCCTTCGATACGACACAGTAGGCTTCGTCTACCCAAGCCATCCAGAAGTCCCAGGACGTGTGATAAACCTTGCCCCATGACACTAGGGCCAGCCCAGAGCGGCCATAGCCTACAGGGAGGACACAATGCCCTTCTCCAGAAGGTTTGTCGCCCTGAATGAACGCAAACGTCGGCTCTTGCCCATTGTTGAGCTGGTCCACCATGGACTGAGGCACGGCGAATCCAATTGGTGCCCCGCCAAAGATGTAGATTGCGGCTTTCACTTGGTCCACGTTCTGCACGTCGAGCGTTGCGAAACTCTGCCACGGCGGACGACCAACAAAGCCCGTGCGGAGTCCGTAGTGCATGGCGTCGAGCATATTGCAGCCTTGGTCTGTGGAGGAATCGCCTTTGACGTAGCCACCGACCGCTGAGTAATCCGCAGTCACTTGGTCATCGGTCGGCAAGAATGGTGTGTCTCCAGCGTGCGCTATCGATTGCCATGCCATCTCGAGATGTGAACAGCCAGCGATCACACAATCCCCGAGAGAATCGTTGAGCAGCATTCCGTAGGGAATATTTCTCTCATAGGCGTGCGACTGAGGGAAAGCGACAGCAGATGCCTTAATATAATTGCTCAACGCCAGAGTCTTGAGAGACCGCTTTGGTGCGTGCTTGCCGAATTTCATGTTCCCTCCAGATAGAATAGTTGTCTCGACAGCAACAAATCGCGCGGTGTGATACGCCAGAAGGCGCTCGACGGTCGCGTGCTTAGAATGGGCGCACCGGCTTTCTCGAACGCCACAACAATAAGCTCAGAACAGAACCACCGTCGCTCGTCGTGCCAGTTCCGGTCGAGCGTGATGCCTGCGATAGCTGAGAAGTCGTAGGGCTTGCCCACCTGCGTAAGCGCCCACTGATAAGCCTTCACGATAGCGCCCGGTTCGGAAGTGAATTGCTCGACTCTACTGTAATGGTCCTTGAAGTACGATCGGATTTGGACTCCGCCGATGCTACGTGAGCCGAGTGTTGTGCAGGCGTCCGTATCGACGAACTCCGCATGGCTTGCCCATGAGCGTGTCCCTATACGAATTGCCATCGAGATGGGGTTCCACTGTTCTGTGACAATTTGTAATCGGATAGGCATAAGGCTTTCAATTCGTCACAGAGGGCCTTGGCTTGCGCTGTACCCTCTGCCAGCAGAACATACTCACAGCCAGTCGCTACTGGACGCTCTAGGCTGGTAAGAGTGGAACTACGGGAGATTTGTAGGCAACACGCTCAATGCGCTGTTTACATCGGTGTTTGGAGTAGCGGTCGTACGGATCGTCACATAAGCAGCCTGTAGTGCCTTATGAGCGCTATCGACGTAGGCGGCAGCTTCCTTATCTTGCGCTTCGAGAACTTCTCTGGAAGCGCTGGAACTAAGAGCCGAAGTGACCAGCGGAATGAGTCCGATGACCGCGTTCGCTGCAGCAATAGCCAAGCCTACGAGGGCAGTCAACTTGCCGACCGTCGAGGAGTCTGTAATTCCTCCCGCGCTCAAGATGCCAGTGAGGTTAGAGATGATGGCCTGCATGACCGCTTGAATCTGACTGAGTGTGCCAGTCGATGCGGCTGCCTGGTAAGCGGCGATGAGTTGCTGGACTTCGGCAATCTCGGCTGCAACATCTGAACCGATCTTCTGAATAGCGGCTGTCACCGACGCTGGCACCGTCTTGCCCTCAAGTGCCATGACGAAAGCAACCGCGGCGGAAACCGCAGCTTCCAGCGCCGGCATGAGTGCGCCCACAGCTCCTAGCCATGCCGCCGAACAGCCTGATGCCATGGTCGCGATGAGCAATACTGCGTACACAAACAGAAAGCTAATCCCAAACTTTCTCCAACTGAATCGTGGTCTCATTCTGTGTTCCTCTCTTTGTTTTCGATTTCACTGCCCGATGGTCTACATCCTACAACGCTTTCAGCGAATACTTCCCTCCATTTTTGTTGATAAGGCCAAGTTTGTAGAGTTTGGAAGTCACGTCGTAGACGGTTTGCTGGCCGCAGTGAGCTGCTACCCGGATTTGGGCTACATTCATCTCGCCGTGCTCCAAGAGCGCCTGAATGATTTCCGCTGGCTTGCCGGGAAGTTTCTGCTTCCACGATTCCCAGACGCGGCTGACTTTGGGATTTTCCGGCGTGGTTTGTTGAGAGACTGTCTCGGCGTTTCCACCGAAGATGGCTCTCATCGCGTGAGCCCACCCTATAATCTGCTGGCGGTCTTTGGCGTAACGTGCTTCCAAGTCGTCTATCTCCGCGCGAAGTTCCTGAATCTCTTCGCGGAGTTTTGCAAACTCATCTACCTGTTCAGCGTCTACGATACGAGGCCCATTCTCAAGCAGCGGAAGAGACACTTGCGCCCTCCGTAATCGCCGCATATCCAGCGAATGCTTTCTCCATCATGGAGGTAGTTCCTACTCTTTCGCCGGTGCGGATAGCTCCAATCATCAATCGAATGGCGTTCAGGTTGAGTCGCGCTTCTTTCCATCGGTCGCAGGCGATGACCATATTGTGAGTGCGGCCTTCGCTCATCTCAATCCATTCAAGAGCACGGTCGCGCGCCTTGGTGATGAGTAGAAACATTTCTAGGTCAGAGTTTGATGGATTGTCCGGATGGTACGGCCGGCTCTTTGTCCGGTAGGCGGTGTTCACTTCTTCGCGGGTCGGCGAGGGACTATCAATTCCAAGAATCTGCTGCCAAGAGTAATCCGCTGGTCGCTGACGGCTAATCCAGACGGCTACACCTGGGTCTTGTGCCGTATTGTTGGTTGTGATTTTTATTCCCACTACACCGAGGCGGTCCAGCTCCTTAATGAGAGCCTCTTCATAATAGTCGGTTGTCTTCTTCCACTGTGAGTTTGGCTCACGGTTGCCAATAAGAGTCCGCGGCGTCCCCGCAGGCCATTCCAACTTTCCGTGCGTTACCTGAATTTCTTCTTTCATTCATCCCTCCTAACAGACTTTCCAGACAATCCCTGTTCGTCCCGATGGAGTCTCGCGCCGTTCGCCGGAATCTCTCACGAGTCCTTTCGTCCGCAGCGGAGCCATCCTCGGTGAGATAGACACCAACTCCACGTCCAGCGCCTTGGCTATCTCATGTGTCGTGAGGCCCGATGGGTTGCGCACAAGCAAGTTGAGCACACGGCGTTCTAGGTCTGCTACGGTGATACTCTTTGCGGCTTGCTTTGCTGTGTCCGGGTCCGCGTGGCGTGCGCGGCCTACTTCGGGATTGTCGAATAAGCTAGGCTGCGTCATGGATGCATCATCCTCGCCACTCTCCATGCGAGTTTCACTCCAATGCGGCACCAAAAACCGCCGAAGTATTTGCGGTCCTCTGGCGGGATACCACTTGGCACAGGGTCAGCTTGCCGCCACACAATTCTTAGAAATAGCCAAAGACGGCGCATCTATTAATCTTCTTTCTTGATTTTAACTTTTAGCTTCTCGGACTCCACGACAACCTTGATGTCGTAGCCGTTGTGGATGTAGGAAACTTTGCCGTGCTTCTTCATCAATGCGAGCAGCTCTTCCTTGCAGGCGACTTCATCCGTCGTGAGAGCCATTCGCCGGTCCCGGATGTCGGCATATTCTTCCGCTGCGCTTTCGAGTTCTTCGATCTTCGCGTCTTCGAGTCCTGGTAAGCGACGTTGACGCGGGGTTTTCTTTTCGGATTCTGGTAAGGAACTGCCTTCTTCTTTCACAGGTTCAGACGTTACGGTGGCGTTCTCTTTTGCTGTGCGTGTTTCGTCTTGCTGAACGAGATCGCCGGGATGCTCAAGCGGACCTATGCCAGCCTTGCCTGTTCGCTTTGGTGGGACAGGCTTTGGGCTAGGCTGCGATGACTTCTTTTTGGGGCTGGACTTTTTTCCTTTTGTTGCCATTCGCTCTCCTTTTCGCTCGTTCCGCTTTTCGGATGATCTGCTCGTATACCCGTGAGATGGTCCCGTGCTCCGAAGTCGCGTAAGCCTCAGCTAGAATCTTGCGCACGCATGGCCGACACAGCCCGCGCTTGCACCGATGGTTTGGAGTCTTGCACTCCTCGGTGACAAAGCCTTTGTGACGCAAACAAAAGTAAGTGACGGAGGGCACGTTGTCGCCGAATGTAACATACATTTCTTCATGGTCGCCGGTAGCTTTCTTGCCTGGTGCCCATCCATCCCCTCGCTACCGGCAAAGGAAGGTTGAGGACGGAGAGCACCAGAGCGCGCAAATCCTACTCTCAAATCTCGGAACTTGTCAAGCGGACACTTCGATTAGCGAACCTTGATTAGTTTGGTCCTGCCAACCCTTTACAGCAGCCTCGATGTTCTTTCGCGCTTGGTTGTAATAGCTTTTCTTTAATTCCATGCCGAGTCCCTTTCGTCCGTTCATGACTGCGGCGTAGACCTCGGAGCCTACTCCCATGAATGGCGTGAGAATGACTTCACCGGGATTTGACCAGAGCACAAGGCAGCGTTCGATCACATCCAATTGCAAAGGATGAACATGCTTCTCGTCCTCTTCATCACGCGCATTTTTGAACGGGAGCACGCGGCCAAGTCGAATATCATCCCAAAATGCAGAGGCATACTGTCTCCAAATCCAATGAGAGTAACGATTCTCGATCTGGTTTCCTGTCCAGCCTTTATATTTCAGGAGTTCGGCTGGCATCTTTCGCTCGCCGGCATATTCCGTAAGACCGTTCAGATGTTTTATGGCGACGGTATTTTTTCCTTTCTTGCGGAACACTAGAAGATAATCTGCCGAAGCTACGCTGCACCGTGAGGAGTCCTCAACGATTGTTTTGTGCGCGAGGTTCTTTGCCATCGTGCGATTGCGGACAGCGAGAGGTTCTTTCCAGATGGAATAACGCGCTATGTACCTAAATCCTTCTTTTTCATGCAGGCGGATAATGTCACCCGGGAAGTCAATCAGATGGTCCGTTCCAGAATTTCCAGAAGGCACATCCATGCAATGCACAGCAGTCATGCGCCCAGGCAAGGTAAGCCGGAAAATCTCACGGACCACAAAAGCATAGTGCTCAAAGAACTGTCCGTAATCTTTGGCGTTGGACAAGTCTCGATCGCTCGAAGAATAGTGATACAGACCTCCGAATGGCGGAGAGTATACAGACAGATGCACGCTGGCCTCTGGCAGTCCAGCCATAACCTCGATGCAGTCTCCCTGATAGATGGCGTACTTTTTGTCGATCTCTTGCGGAATCATAGCCATTTCGGGACCACCACTTCCGCGGCTCTTTCGTCGCCTCTTGACAAATGGAGCGCGTTATTCATCTCAGCCACTAGACTAGCGAACATGCGCTCGCAGGCCTGCGTCTTTCTCCGTAGATTCACAAGCACGTCTTTTTCTCCTTCCGTGAAAACCAAATCGAAGCGCACTGGTTTGGTCTGCCCGAATCGCCAGCAACGCCGGATGCCCTGGTAATATTGCTCGAAAGAATGTGAGGGGAACGAAAGAACATGCGAGCATCTTTGGAAGTTCATACCCCATGCACCGATCTTTGGTTTAGTGATGAGGTTCTCTAGTTTGCCGTCCGCGAAGGCAAGAAAAGCTTCCTCTTTCTTTTCGTCTGAATCACTGCCACTAATCTGGACCGAGTTTGGGATGAGCTTCTCAAGTAGGTCGCCTTCATCGTTCAGGTGACACCAGATTAGACTTTGCTTTCCAGTGTTTGATAGTTCCGCCAATTTCTCACAGCGTTCCTTTAATGTGCGGCGCCGTTCTTCGCGCTGTTCCTTGAGGCCGATAGCAGGGAGGGCAAAAAGCATTCCAGGCGCTAACTTCTCAGCGACAACCAAATGCTCCGATTCGATGAGCGGCGGAAGAACAAATGCGCCGTCCTCAAATCCAAGATCCGAAGGCTTTCTAATCGCGCGCGCCCAAGAACAGAGCCAACGCCAGAAAGGTAGCTCCGCATGGCCCTTGAAACGCCATTTAGCCCGCTCATAGTTGGCTTTGAAGTTCTGTCCTTTGTTTCGATAGACCATCGGTTTGACCGTGTTCTGGTCGTTCTTGAAAAAACGTTGGAGCATGTCCACATGCCCGAGTTCTCCGAGGGCCTCGCTGGATGTTCCAAGTTCGATGTAATCATTCGGCGCGGCTGTCGCGGTGCAAAGTAGGCGGTATGGCATCTTGCGCATGAACTCTGTGATTTCGCCGCGGCGTGTGCCATCGTAGGATTTAAGGATGCTGGATTCGTCGCAGACACAACCCACAAAATCATTTGGGTCAAAGTGGTGTAACTGCTCATAGTTCGTGACCACGATGCCCTTGCGCAATTTCCCATCGCGCGACTGCCTACATTCGATCTGAAACTTGTCTCCCTCACGAACAGTTTGCGCAGAGACAGCCAATGGAGTGAGAACAAGGACAGACCGGTTTTCTTTTCGCACAATGTTATCGGCCCAAGTCAACTGCATCGGTGTTTTCCCGAGTCCGCAATCCGCAAAGATGGCCGCTTTACCTTTCATCAAGGACCACTCAACAAGCGATTTCTGAAAGTCGAATAGGGAATCAGGAACCTTGTGCGGTTTGAATCCTGAGAGAGTGCCAAGTTGCGATTTTGTTTCTAGAAAAATGTTGTAGTCCGTAATCATCCTTCGCACCCTGGCTCTCTTGGCTCCTGTGGCATCAAACTCTTTTGGGCAGGCTCATGGCACTTGCGCATGGACTCCAGCAGCTCCTCGTACATCTTCAAATGTCCAGCGAGCATGTCGTACAAGGTTGTACCTTCGTGAGCCAAGACCATCTTAGCCTTGCACTCGTCTCTCCATCGCTCGACCTTTGGAATGTAGGAAGTCACGCGCCCTCCTCAATTGCGATGCCTAAGATCATTCAGAATCGTTCGTGTATGTCCCTGAGCCAAAACAATTGATTGCTGCTTATGAAGGTCTTGGGTCCATACTTCTCGAAATTCCCCGCGAGTTTGGTGACCATCGCCTTCTCGTTGGGTGCCATAGCTTCGGTACACGACTTGAGCGCCTCGACGTGGACCTGGGCTTCGGTGCGCATCTCGTCTTGCGTTAGGGAGGATTTGCCGAGTCTCATTTATCTGCCTTGAGCAGTCTCCACTAAATGCATGATGGTCGTATGGTGCTTACTTAGCGCCGCACCGATTCGTGGATAGGAAATGGATTGCTGTCTCGCTAGGACCGCAACCTTGCGCCGCGCCTCTACGAGTCTCATGCGATTGTCCTTGGCTCGCATCTCGAATATCGTGACGCCAGTCTCATCGTAGACTCGCTGCATGATCTGTTTCATGCGCTCGTCGATGCTGTGCCGATTGTCGAATTGATTCGCGGCGATATACTTCCGCACTTGGCTCTGGCAGTTTGGGCACAGTCCGCTGACCATCTCCAAGATTGTGTCGAGTGGAATTGCTATGTCGTGCATGGTCGAATTGTCCTTTCTTCTGAAACTACGTCAAGAGGTCTTGTGAAATATTTTCCACCGAGTGTGCATAATTCGGCGTTGATAACACAAGACTTGTAGACATTTTAACAAACCGTCCACAGATAGCCTGTGGATTCACAAGGTTCCCCCCAGAAATGTGGCACTTTGTTTAGGACTTTTTTTAACTCCCCCTTCCAAATAAGGCAAAGGCTTACAGTCGGGCACAGGAGTGGAAAACGTAGAAGCGGGACTCCGCCAGTAGAAAATAAAATGCCTACAATACAAGATTCCAGCGTCCATATAAGCTAGTAGCAATGCCCACTCTGATGGAGTTGGTCTTTCCTCCTCGCGCCAGCGATATTGTTTGGCGAGAATCTGGTCAATCTTCCACTTCAATTTAAACTCTTCCCTGTTCACGGCGTTCCTTTCTGTCTGAGCGAACCTCGCGTCCATGTTTTCGTGAATGGCAGCCGTCCGGTTTGTAGCCAGGTTTCCGCACATCCATGGTACAGATCAGTCTCACGCCGAAGCACGCGGGCGCGTTCACGTCATTCAACATCTGCCCGTAGCATTCGCAGCGAGTGAGTTTTGTATTTCCCTTCACGTGGTCTAGGTCGAGCTCGTCTCGCTGGCGTGGGAGTCCGCAGGCTGCGCACTTGCCTTGCTGATACTCAAAAATTCTTTCCCATTGTTCTGCTAGGTCTGGGCCGAACAAAAACACGTGGCCAGTATTAGAAATATAGGAGCGCTGTTTCGGATCTTTCAAAACGCCCGCGTGGTAAGCAGCCGCGGTACGGGCTTTGTCGGGCTTAAACTCGTGCATTCTTTTTCCTCTTCCGGCGCTCGGCCACTGTGCGTCTCAAGTCCTGATAGCGAGCCTCGAAGTCACACATTCCAGCCAGTAGAGCGTCTGCGGCCTGCAATTCTCCCCAACGGTCTACCCAGGTCTTCCAAAGTTCCCTGAATCCTTCGCGCTGCGTCGATCCGTACATATAGCGCCGGATGAATTTGGATTCGTCTAGCTTCGTCGGCTCAACCATGAGTAAACCGTGGTAGGATAGCGGCTGAGAACAAAGGTCCTTTGAAGGAGGACCGATGCGCGTGAAGAGACACGCGGTCACTCAGCCGCTCGATGAATCCTACCGCTTTATTCCATTGACGCAAGGGCAAAACGCCATCGTTGATGTGCAGGATTTTGAGTGGCTGTCGCAATGGAACTGGTGCGCTGTGTATGATCAAAAAACAAAATCCTTTTACGCAACTAGGACCGTATATTTGGGAGGCGGAAGAGAAAATCGCAAGACAAAAAATTGTAAGATGCACCGACTTATCCTTGGACTGGAAGGCGACCAACAAGGCGATCATAAAAATCGAGATACGCTCGACAATAGGAGGCGTAATCTTCGGCCTGCCGATTTTTCTGGGAATGTAATAAATCGCGGGATCCAAAAGAGAAATTCGAGCGGATTCAGGGGAGTATCGTGGGAGGCTCGTCGCGGTGAATGGCGAGCGCAAATTGCGATTGGAGGCATTGGAGAACATCTCGGTTATTTTCAATCCAAAGAGAAGGCTGCACGTGCCTACGACAAAGCGGCGAAAATCAAGCATCGAGAATTTGCTCAACTCAATTTCCCTTCCTAAAACAGTTTAGGTGTTCCAGCATCTCGGTCGCGTTGAATACAAGGAGTTTTGCCGTCTTCATCAAACTCAATTTTGCCCTTGAGCGTCACAATACTTTTTAGGCCAATCAAGTTGAAATATTTCCCGCTTGTCGTTGTCCATGCCTCGATTGCGCCCTTACTTTTGTCCAGGTAATCGAATAGTTCCTTCTGGAAGCAGCCAAATGTTGGCTTTTTTCCACCAACAAGGATGGTTACTTGACGCATTGGCTGTCCCTTGCTAGTTGTCGGTGCCGTTACACGATCAATAACACCCACCACCAACACAGGGGAGGCGGAAGGTCCAGGACTCCCGCCTCCCTCTTTCCTTGGCACCGATGGCGCTGACTTCGGCTGATCGGTACGAGGAACTTGTCCCGGTTGAATCTCTTTCACCAAGAAGCCTTTTTGTCCAGCAATCTGCATGATGGCTGGAATATCCTTAGCTGCCGCGTGCCAAAATTCGTTCTTCCATTCGAGTTTGATGTCACCAAGCGCTACGACCAGTTCCTTGACATAGCCTGTGAGCACTGGCGCGTTGCGGTCCATGCTCCAGTCAATCGTCAACTCGTACTTGTGCGCTGGCTGGCTCGCCACGGGAGCAGTAGCGGCCTTGGGGACATCGGCGGCTGAGTCTCCCTGCTTAGGGTCTGGTTTCTTGGCAGGTTTCGGTTTGGCGTTCTGTGCGGCCTTGTCCATCTCTTCGTTTTCTTTCGGCGTGTGGTCATCGGACGGGCACTTACTAAAGTCACAGCGATGCTTCTCGCACCAAGTTCCCGAAGTTTTAGCGTCCGCGATTTGATGGGCTGCATCGCGTGGCGTAACTACTTCGTCGCTTCCTTCGTGCCGATAGATGCGGCCTTCTCTTGTCACCCCGCCGATCACGTTCATGGTATCGAGTTCGGATTCATCAATCACGGCGCCGCCGAGTCCAACTAATTTGAGTGTGGCCCGGCGCGTGGCCTTCGTCCCGACGTGCATCTTGGCATTTGCAAGCATCGAGCCACTGAGTTCGTACCACGTTCCCTTTTTTTTGGAGTACCGCTTGCGTGGTATGGCTCCAATGTCCGAGGCGCACCGTCCGCTCCGGTCCCGCAGGTAGGCTCGCGCCATCAACATTTCATCTTCGTCCCACTGTTCAAGCGGCTGCACTTCGGTAACGCCGTGAATCATGCGGAGTTGGTCCGTGCAGTTCCGCGAGGCGTAGAGAATCAAACGCTCCGAATCGTTCTCCCAATCTTGAACTAGGATGAAGATGAACGGATTCGTGAGCGGATTCAGTCGCAGAGATTTGCACGTCGCCATCACGAGCGACACACGCTCCTCGGAACTGAGGTTGATGAGATTCCCGCCGATCAAAGCCTGCTCTACCTTGTCGGGAATCTTTGGAACATGGAGTTCGCCATTCCGTTTGACGATGGCGGTACTGCCGTGCTGCTTACTCGGCTGGCGTCGCTTCGGTTTCTTTTTCAACGGGAGTCTCCTCGACTTTCTCGGCTTTGTGATGCGGCTTGATGACGCGAAGGAAATACTTGCCGGCTGATTTGTACTCATTCTCGCCAGTCAAAGCAACAAACTTCTCTTGCTCGACTGCGAGATACCGATAGACTGGCCCAGGTGCCTCGCCTTCTTTCTTCGCGGCCTTCCAGTCGGTCAATTGCTTTTTGCTTGGGACGAATTCGACCTCAAGCGTGCTGCTCGCCGCGTCGTAAGCTACGCCGCGGATTAAACTCGATTTAATTGTTGTGCGTTCCATATTCTCCTCGAATCTTAGGGCGCTGAAAGTAGGGATTGTGACGTCGAGGTGAGATCAGATTGTTCTCACTTGGGTTTTCTCCCGCTATGGCCGCATGTCCGGCCAGACGAGATACGCTCATTTAAGAGACTCACGCCCAAGGTCAACAAACAACCCTATCACTGCGTACCCTACGAGCTACATCTTTACCGCAACCGGATAACAGCGCCCTTCTCTGACCAACTTTGGGGAAGGACAGAGAAACTCAATCCTCGTAGACTTCGATACCGGGGCAGAATGCTTCCGCTTTGGCTTTGTCCTTCGTTGCGCGGACCATCCGGCCAACTTCGTCTTGGTTCATTTGAACGAAAGCGCGCAGGCCCATGCCACCTGAACTGCGGAAGGCGTCCATCAAAGCATTCTCATTCACGATACGGAACTTCCAATTCCGGCGCGACGGTACTCCAGTAACCTTCGGGATCGATGGCGCAACCTTGACATCCTGTACGGTCGCCTTGACTGCTTCGGCGTCACGCACAGCCTGCTCGCGTTGCTGCCTTTCGCGTTCCTCGGCTTCCCGGCGCATCTTCTCGGCTTCGCGCTTCTTTAGCTCGCCAGCCTTCTGTGCTTCGGCAATTCGCTTCTCTTCTTCCTTGCGTCTCTCAGCAGCGGCAGCTTCATCTCGTTTGCGTTGCTTGGCGGCTTCCTCGGCTGCTTTGCGTCGGCGTTCCTCGTTGATGCGACGTTCCTCAGCTTCGGCGCGTTCGCGTTCGGCTCGCTCAAAGTCTTTCACCTTGAGAGCCAGCGTCTCGTCAACTTTCTCGCCAGGCCCAATCCACTTTTCCCGCTCGGCTTTGGCGTCATCGTAATTGTTCTTCGCCATCTGCACGAACGGGTCGAGCTTTGCGTGGACATCCTTCATGTACCTGCGGACCTGTTGCTGCATCGTCTTGGCTGCCAAGCAATCGTCTGCGGTCCTTACGGCGATATTCTGCGCGTCAGCCTGCAAGCGAGCTAGAGCTGTTGCGAACTCACTGCTTTCCAGTTTCACTATTTGCGTTCCCATTCACTGCCTCCTTTTTCGCGTACATCCAAAGCCAATATGCGGCGAGCACGCGCTGCATTGCGTCGTCGTTGCCGAGTTGCTGGATATCTTTCAAGTGCTCAACTCGCTGCTCGGCGGTCATGATTTCCTTTTATCAAAACCAATTGCAGCCGACACGCTAACAATACCTGCGACCACAATGTACGACGACCTCGGTGCGTGGCCGAGAAGCAAAACAACAAACCATGCGGTAGCCAAAAAACAAATCGCCCTCGCTAACGCACTAAACATGCTATCGATGAATTCGCCCATCGCTTATCTCCAGACGTCATCCCCAAAATCCAGGAAACTCCGCGCGTATCCCATGCTCGTCATGAATGACTCTTCGCTCAACACTTCCTCGGAAAGAGTCCACCGCTTCTTTTCTCCTCGCGGTCCCTTCAATGACCATCCCTGCAGGAACACTTTGTTCCCCGCGTCGCGCCAAGTGTAGAATTCTTTCTGCGAGTAAACTTTCCACCGATGCGCGGCCATGTCACTTGAGCAGCACTGCACCAGCGCGGTGACTCCCGGATGACCGAGCATCGGTGGGCGGCAGACGAGGAGATCACCAATTGACCACACGTCAATGCGCCTGCCAAACTTCATGTTCCCGCGAGGAGGAATCCATCGTTCAACGATGGCGCTAATCCATCCGTTGCGTTCCATGTGCGCCAGACTCCTCTGTACGGGCCGCGACTTATTCTTGCGCGGCTTTTTGGGTTCAGCGTCAATCATGGTCGTGTTGACTCCGCGTGAGCAGGTCTCCGATATCTTCGATATATTCTGGATGTTCACGGAGCCATTCCTCGCGGCACGAAGAGGAAGCTAGAATCACAGCGGCATCGCCGCACGGATTGTGCTCACAAGCCCAACGCCAGAACAATTTCCCTTCGCGCTCAACGCCAACAATGGCAGACGTATTCGGCTCGACTGGTTGACCGCATGGAGTGCAAATCATTTCGATCATCGTCGTTCCATAATCCACTGAACCAACTTGTACCCACCAAGCGCGGCCAGCGAGAGAAAGACCAAGGCAATCCACATCATTGTTTTGCCGGTCACAACATATCCTTTGTTCACTTTCACTTCCTCGCGGTCTGCGGCGTCGGCCAGTGGAGCGTCAACATTCCGGCCCTGTCGAACCCAGTCGATGCCCAAGATCAACAAATCTTTTTCGCAGTCGCCAACCATGTGCCGATACAAGCTATCCCCTGTTTGGAGGTCCGCGAGTTTTACGCAGCAAGTCGGGCAATGTGGGTTCATGCGGGACCACCACGCGATGTCGGCTGCTACGGCCCGATTCACGATATCGCTCTCGGTTATGCGCTTTCTCCGTTCCAGTGGCATGGGCTTTTGTCTCCGATAAGCGGATACTCGCATAATCCCGGAAACGTGTCAAGCACAATCTTGTGCACACATCATCTTTTTTGCTTGACATCCGTTATTCTTAGTCTACACTTGCGTGCTATGTGCGACCCCACTATAGAAAGAGCGATTGAGAAACTCGGCTCTGTGCCCGAAGCAGCCAAGAAGCTAAAGGTTAGCAAATCCTTGCTTTACATGATTTTACGCGGTCAGCGCACTCCGAGCGACGAACTCTTAAGCCAACTTGGATTGACGCGCGTTGAGCTGATTACGAGGGCGAAGTAACATGCCGATCCGCATCATCCGCGTGAAGCGTCCAGAGGAAATCGTTACTGAGTGGAGTAATGGGATACAGAAGCGCTTACGTGAGATCAGCCGAAAGTTGCGCGTGTTCAGTCATGAGCAGGAGCCGTATCCGCCAGTAGCTATCTGTTATGGTTGCGGAAAGTGGGGCGTCGCACTCTGCGGTCATTGTCAAGAACTCCAAGACGCTGCGACGCGCAAGTGTTCGCAAATCTGGGCTGGCGTGGAAGCACGTTTTGCGAGAGCGAGGTTCCAATGACATGGACGTTGAACCAGCGTGCAGCCCTCGGTCTAGCCAAGGTGACGTGCGCATCGTTGCTACTTTTTGCGCTTTCATACGCATTTGTGCGCATCGTGTTTGGAATTCCGTTGCCGTAAGGAGATAGTTATGAAATTCCCTCTCATGGTCTTATTAATCCTGTTTATCTTCTGGGGTTCTTGGATGATCTGGCGCTCCATGCCGGTTATCCCACCGTACCAACCGCCCCCTCCGTTGATTTGGTGGACCGATAGCGACGGCAATACAGTATTGGTGGATAATGACTGCTCAGTTGATGAAGAAGGTAATTTAATCCGGGAATGTCATTTTCAATTTCCTCCACCTCCACACTCAGGCGATCTGATTATTATTTATTATTTCGAGAAGAAGAAATGATTTTCAAGACGGCGAGCGAGGCCAAGCTAATGGAGACTCAGCCAGATAACGGAATGTGGATTGAGGGACGGCCCGACTTTGCCGATTGGCAGTTCGGGAAGACTCGACTTGCGAAGCATCCGAAGTACGTTTACGGCACTTCCCGCCAATCAATGCTCATCCACAAAATTGCTTACGTGACGGCTCACTGGTACGAAGCGCATTACGACCGGATGTTGCGGCTAGAAACGCCAAATCTAGTAGCCACGGCGCTCTGCGGTCAAATCTTTTTCGTTCAGTTGCGCCACGACCGCAGAAAGTTTACTGCCTCAATGTGTGAAATACCGAAACCGGATGCTGTCTTGTGCGGGGCGTGTCACGGAGAGCCTCGACCATTTGGGAAGTACGGCAAGCCGCCGTGCAGCAAAGAAATCGCAAAGGTCAGACTTGGTTGTTTAGTTCGAGGCAAATCCTAATGGACACTCAGGAAGCAGCGATTCAAAGAGAATTTATCTGGACCGCGAGTATTAAATCCGCCATTCGCTACCACGAAGAGTTGGCTGGGCGATCAGAAAAACGGGTGTCATCATCAGCTACTCCGAACAGCGCGTATTGCCTTGAACTGAAAGCTCTCGCTGGGTTGCACAGGGCGGCCGCTGAATTATTTAAGACCGCCAAATACCCAGCCAAATTCAATCAAGCGACGGGCGCAGGCGCAAAGAAGGATGGTTAAGAACATGAGTAAGCTCAAGCAAAATAAATTTATTGACATAGCTCGCCGATTCGCACGCAAACACTTACCGGCTGCGGCATGGAACGATAGCGATATTAAGGCCCTTGCCAGCCTACTTCGAATGACAAAAATACAGGCGTACGCACAAGGATTCAATGAGGGCTACCCTGCTGGCTATCATGCCGCACGGGATTGCGACACGCCCGCAGGCAGACCGGCGAAGGTGAGCGAATGAGAAGTGGCGCGAGGAGGAATCAATGACTTGGCTTAAAGACACGAACGGCAATAAATGTTCCGTAGAATATTTCGGAACAAAAGAAGCGGCACAAAAAGCGCTGGACAGTTTGAAGAATTGCGAAAACTGCATTAATTGCTCGGATTGCTCGCGTTGCTCGCGTTGCTCGCGTTGCTCGGATTGCTCGGATTGCTCGCGTTGCTCGGGTTGCTCGCGTTGCTCGCGTTGCTCGGATTGCTCGGATTGCTCGGGTTGCTCGGATTGCTCGGATTGCTCGCGTTGCTCGGGTTGCTCGCGTTGCTCGCGTTGCTCGGATTGCTCGGATTGCTCGGGTTGCTCGCATTGCTCGGATTGCTCGCGTTGCTCGCGTTGCTCGGGTTGCTCGCGTTGCTCGGGTTGCTCGGATTGCTCGCGTTGCTCGTATTGCTCGGATTTGGAAGGCGCTGCGCCAGTAAAAGGCAATTTCAAAGCGCCGACAATTCCAGTGATTCCCGACATCCACAAGCGAGTTTACGAAGCGGTCATGCAACCGGAGCATCATCTAAAAATGAATACCTGGCACACCTGCCAGATGACGCATTGCCGAGGCGGATGGGTCATGACGTTGGCAGGCGAAGAGGGCAAAAAACTCGAAGCCTTTCACGGCACGCTACTCGCGGCGCAGTTGATCTACGACGCCAGCGACACGTCGCGCAAATTCAATCCTTGCCGGTTCTTTGATACGGACGAAGACGCAATGGCCGATATGAAGAAACTGGCAGGAGCTTGAGGTTACCCGTGGCGCGGGCAGGGAAGAGAGGATGAGGTGAGGGTGATTCCGCTAACGCTTGTCGAGGCTAACGCGCTCGTGAGCGATAGGCACCGTCACCATCGCTCAGTTGTGGGCTGTCGGTGGGCGATAGGAGCAATGAAGGGCGAGCAGTTAGTCGGCGCGTGCATCGTTGGACGCCGCCAAGCGCGGCTCTCGGAGCAGTACATGGAGTGCGCGGTCACGCGGCTTGTGACGTTCGGCGGCAAGAATGAGTGCTCATTTCTCTATGGCGCGGCGGCGCGTATCGCAAAGGAAATGGGCTATCGGAAGATTTGGACGGAGATTCTTGGGAGCGAGCCAGGCACTTCGCTGCGAGCTGCGGGCTGGACGTTCAGCCACATGACGAAAGGCGGCAATTACGACCGGCCATCGCGCAAGCGCAGCAAAGGAATTTATCCTGAAGGGCCGAAGCAAGTTTGGTTCAGAAACTTGCGGTAGCTGCTCTTGACACAGCGCCGCAGGTGGGCAAACCAGTGTGAAAAATCCATGACTAGCGTGCCAATAAGCCGAGGAGGGGCTGACAGAATGAAGCGAAGCGTGTGGGTGCTTTACTACCAAGGGAAATTCTGCGAAGCCTACGTAACAAAAGCCCGTGGTCTCGCTGACATTCGTTATCGAATGCACAAGTATTACGACCAAAGGAAAGATTACGAATTGATTCGCTATGACGCCAGCAAGCGATAGCTAGGCATTTGCATCGGGTTTGACCGAGGGACCAGGTAAATGAAAATACGCGCTCCGTTCCACGTCGGCACAACGTTCGAGCAAGGATGGGAATTGTTCTCCTTTCGCCCGATGGTCGAATGGATTGGCGAAGTGAGGTGGGATTACTACTTCACGCAGCGCTTGCAGACTCAGGCAGAACGTTTGAAGCTGAGGCACGAATGCGAGAAAGCCTTGTTCGGACGGAAGCGCCGTTTCGCAATGGGGACCAGGTAGCACGAAGAGAGGGAGGAAAGGGAGTGGAGAACACTGTCAGAACAATTTTAGCTATCGCTTTTGGGTTGGGCGGCTTCGTCGTCGCTATTGCGATGCTCTTCGTAGGTGTCGTGGGGTCGGACAAGCAAGCTTTGACGCATTGGGACGTTCTAATGCCGTACTTAGAAGTGTATCTTCTGGCGGCTTGTGGCGTCTGGCAAATCAGAACTTGGCTGCTCGGCTGGATTGACAGGATTCGCGCACGCCTAGGAGAAACTCGATGACCCCGACTCCTCTCACTGAGCGACTAGCGGAGCTGACGAAGCACTGGCGTGAAGATGCAGACCTGATAGAGAGTTCTTGCGAGATTCCGGTTGAGACTGCCCCTTGGAAGCCCTGTGAAGGCTGCGAATGGCACGCGAAAGGGCTAAGACAAGCCGCCGACGCTCTTGAACCGCTCGTCTCCGGCCTCGACTCCCTGGTGGTGGAGGCCAAGCGGGAAGCAAAATTGGAAGAGCACAAACGGCATTGCATTATCCGCCTCGGAAGTTGCGCCCGCTGTATCGAACTTGGCGATGAAGCGAGTATTAAGCTGGCGGCAGCCGCGATTCGCAAAGCGATGGAGGAGAAATGAGCGACGTATTTGAAGTTTTAATAGCGAACGCCAGCGGCGACCAGCCCACGTTTGAGGTTACTTGGCACATTTTTGGGCAGACACCGAGCGGACACGCCAAGAACGCGCTGATTATGGAGCGAAGGCGGTTCATCGAGGACGCCATCCGCGAGAAGCTGGAAAGAGAGCGGGCATGAAGACCAAAGCGCGTAGCGTGTGGGTGGTGGAGTTCGTCGGCGGGAATGGTAAGTGGAAGCCGCTTGTTGCCAAGACACGTAGATACCTAGCAGTAAAGGCGATAAAAAGTTGGAATGATGGCGGTATCTATCGTGTCGTGCGTTACGAGGCCACAAAGTGAAGACCAAAGCGCGGAAGGTGCTACGTATAGACATCACTTGGAGCAAGCGTGTAGCGAGGGTGACGAGCCTCACGGGAGGCCACGATGCAAAGTGCTTGGATTTGGGAGACAAGATGGAGATTGAAATTACGTCCGTGCCAGCCAAGCGGAGGAAACGATGAGCGACAAGCAGTTATCGTTGCAGGAAATAGGAATAGGTGACGTGGCGTATGGCCTAGCGAAAAGAGCTATGGATGAGAGGTGGAACGCCGCCAAATTAGGGCCAGCAATAGCGAAGCTGGTCCTAGACTTTCACACTAAAGCTCTCGCCGCCCAGTCCGCTGAGAGCGCAGTGCCAGCCGTTCAGGAGGCAGGGACGGGATTCGATGCTGAGGAGTTCTGGGCTGCACGGTTTAAGCCCTGGCAGGCAAGCCCTACGGATAATCGCCCACAACACGACGTGATACTTTCAATTATCCATGACGCTTATTGCGCCGGGGCTGCGGCCCGCCAGCCGAGCGAGCGTGGCCTTTCAGAGCAAGATGGAAGACGCGATGAGTTAAACCGCTTCCTGCAATTTTGCAACGCGGAACAGCGCGACATGCCAGACGTTGTAGCTTACGTTATCCACCGCTGCCTGGAACTTGAACCTGAGAACACACGCGCCGCCCTCGCCACCCAGGAGCCAGACAAGGAGGCGAAAGCCGGATGAGCGACAAAACTAAGCGTAGCAAGAAGGTTGAGATGACAAACGGTGACCTGTTGGCGATGTACCGATGTTTTCTCTATACCAAGATGGGCGTCAAAAACGACGAGTCAAAGCCGTCTGACAAACAATGCCTTGACTGGCTGCAAGTGGTCATGGCTCAAGCGGAGCATCGAATAGAGCCGCCGCTTTTCATGCGCATCCATCCAGATGTTATCTGCGCACCGATTCCGAATACTCAAACCAAGACGAGTCCGGCTATTTGCCCAATAGTGAGGCGGTTCGATATGTTTTGTGCATTGCCGAATTGGAGAGAGTCGAAGCGCCCGCCCAAGCAGTCCTGAGCGCGGGGAAGAAGACGTAAGTGAGTGAAACGTACACAAAAGACTATCATCGGGTTGAATGCCCATACTGCCATGCCAAGAACGACTTGAGCGAAGCGATTGGCAACAATGGCGAGAGTCTCTGCTACTACGAATGCGGGAATTGTGACCATAAATTTGCAGTCCGAGTGCACATTTCAATTAGCGTAACAGCAGATGTGTGGCCCTGAGCGCGGGCCAGAGAGGAGCGGACAAGTTGATAGCGGCACTTTTTGTCATGCCTGACGGTCCTTATGCTGGGCTGCCCGATGTCGAGTTGTGGGATGAGCAACGCGATGCGCGGAAATATGCTGGACCGTGGCCGGTCGTGGCGCATCCGCCCTGTGCCCGCTGGGGCCGTTACTGGCACGGAGGACCGAGTGCAAAGGTGCGGAGAGTAAAGGGCGACGATGGAGGGTGCTTTGCCTCTGCGCTTGCCAGCGTTCGCAAGTTTGGCGGTGTGCTCGAACATCCGGCAGCGAGCTCAGCATGGAAAGAGTTCGGATTAAATGCACCTCCGCGCGTCGGTGGATGGGTCAATGCTGACTTTGAAGGCGGCTGGACGTGCTGCGTTGACCAGGAGTTTTACGGGCATCGCGCACAGAAAGCAACCTGGCTCTATGCTGCGAAAGTCGGATTGCCACTGCTAAGATGGGGCAAGGGGGCATCGAAGATTCGATTGGAAGATGGGTTCCATTCAAAAGAAGAACGCCGTCGCAAGACGCGCACTGGGATTTGCCAGCGGCTTTCTCGCCGCCAGCGGCTTGAAACTCCGATTGAGTTCAGAAATTTGCTGCTCGGCATCGCAAAGTCCCATTTCGAGTTTGCAGGTTATTTCGCAGACTTTGAGCCGAGCGGCCTAGCAGCTAACGAGTGAGCCAGCAGGCACGGGCAAACAGCCGGAGGGGGAGCAATGGCAGCTAACGCAGGCACGGTCTATCTCGACAGGCGATTACGTTTTGTTGGCGTGAGCTTTCTGCGCAAGTTCAACGCAGAGACATTACGCAATATTGGCGAGACCCGTTACGTGATTCAGGATAGCGACGAGCCGATAGCGGTGCTTGTGGGGTATGCAGCGTTCATGGCTGTGCAGGACCGGATAGACGCACTAGAGCAGCAGTTTGCGTTAGCCGAGCATGCAACACCAAAGAATGTTTGACCCGGCCAGCAGGCAAAGCAGAGGAAATGAGCGAATCAAACTGTATTGATTACGCGAATGCGATGGGCGAATGGCCCAATTGCGCCGTGCCTGATTGTCCAAATAAGACATGCCTTCACTTAAGCTCAGACAAATGCTGGCCACACACAGTCGGGCAGCCGTTTAACTGTCACGACGGAATGACGGATGAGCAAATAGAAGAATTCAATCGGCGAATTGAGACCGAATGGTTGGAGTGCATCGAAGAGCAGCCCGGAGCCACCGGCACATGAGAGCTGAGGCAGATTTTGTGACACAATCTATCTAGTAGTTCGGGGAAATCGGGTATATGGCTAAGAGACGCAAACTAACTCAGCGCGAACGCGCATTCATCAAGCAATTGCCAAAGAACAAGACCGTAAAACAGGCGGCGATCAAAGCTGGCTATTCGCCCAATAATCCAGATCAGTCCGCGCATCAGGCTCTAGAATCCATCAAGTTAAAAATGCCGGAACTCATGGACGAACTCGGTCTTACAGACAAAGCTTTAATACAGAATCATTTAGTGCCTCTATTGAACGCGAAAGAAACCAAGTTTTTCCAGCACAATGGAAAGGTAGGAGACTCCCGCGAAGTAATCGCTTGGGGACCGCGGACGAGCGGATTAGACATAGCATTCAAGCTAAAGGGCCGCTACGCCGAACGAGGGGCAGAGACATCAACAAACATCGGCGTCCAAGTGATCGTAGTAGACATTCCTCGGCCAAACCGACCAGCAATTGAAGTGACACCTGCCAACGGACACAAACCAGAGTAAGGCATTAGTCTTACATTTGACTTGCACATTTTAAGGTATTCACTGTATTGTCTTACGTACGCATGACGCATACACCTAAAGTATCATTGACGGTTCGCGTGGAGTCGTCGGACCTTGAAGATTGGCAACGACGAGCAAATCTTCGCGGCCTTTCAATTTCAGAGTGGGTGCGGCGCTCGTGCAACCAGCCTGGAAACGGAGTAAGTCGTGAAGATAGTGCAAATCAAGACGCCCTTGGGACTACAGAGGTTCTTTTGGATGGACGGCGCACTCGGATCGATAAACGAAGCCGAGGAAATGCTACTCCAACGCAGAAGGAATTGGGAAGAAGCCCAGAAACAGGCTTGGTTTTTTCGGGTGTTCCCGTTCCTGTTGGACGAGATAGAGCAACAGATGGAGATGTCGCGCCAGTAAAGCACACAGCCGAATCTAACTGGCTTACATGCCCGTGCCCATCTTGCACGAAGAGACGCGAGGTTGCTGGTATCGCTCTAGGAGAAATCCCTACCAAGAAACAAAGGTTCAAGCGAAAGTGATACACTCGCTGGCGTGCCAGCAGCAGCTCAAACCGGCCCACCACAGTTCCGCATCTCTGACCACTACAGACCATGGCCCAAGCAACCTGGCCGCGAGACAGCTCCTCAAGAAGATTTCCACAAATCAGGCGCACGCTATCGACTTGAGGTCGGTGGCTATGGTAGCGGCAAAAGTTTGGCTATGCTCTGGGAAGCATTCATCCATGGGCTAGAGTATCCCGGCTCAAACAGTCTCATCCTTCGCAAGACGATCCCTGACCTGAAGCGCACAGTAGTTGATAAACTCCTCGCTGTCATTCCACGGGAAGCCTACGACACCTATAACCATACGGACCATATTCTTTACCACCATCCAGATCCAAAGACAGGAGCACAATCGAAACTTTATCTTTCGGCCTGCGAGCGTGACGCAGATGTAGGCAAATTCCTCTCGACAGAATACGTATTCATCGGTTTTGAAGAGTTAGGCGAGTTCAGTTTTGCTGTTTGGGACGCCCTGTGTGGCCGCAATCGCTGTCCGATTCCTGGCTCGCGTCCGTGCATGGTTGGCGTAACGAATCCCATGGGCATAGGCTGGGGCTGGATCAAGAAACTTTGGGTGGACAAGAAGCCGTTCATCGGCATGGACCCGGAAATGTACAACGCTGCCGATTACGAATATTTCCACTCGACAGTTCTCGATAATCCTACCTACGCCAACAACCGCGAATATATCCAGACTCTCAAAGCCTCACCGAAACGTGGGATCATCTTTGAAGGACGACTAGATACGGTCTCCGGCCAATACTTCGAGAATTGGGACGCTTCGAGGCACATCAAATTCAAAGAAGAACTAATTTTCCAAGAATGGCAGCCGACTTGGATTGGATGGGACTACGGATTCGGTCACTATGCCTGCATCACGGTTTTCACGAAGGCGCTTTACAAAGATTCAGCAAGGCTCAACGAACACGGTCAGCCAACTCTTCGCACGGTCAACGTAACCATCGGCGAACTCTACCTCCACAAGAACACACCAAAGGAACAGGCTGAGGCGCTGATTGCCATGGTTGGCGGACTGCGCGCACAAAAGTTGGCGATGAACATTGAACAGATTCACTTCTCATGGGAGCGTTTCATAAAGACGCAGGGTGACTTCACGATTGCCGATGAAGTTGGCGATATTCTTGCCGCTGCCGGTTTGCCGCGTCCAACGCGCTCGAATACAGATCGAGTCGCCGGCTGGCAGAAGATGTACGACTTACTGGATACGGACGATTGGTTTATCACGACCGATTGCCCTGTGCTGATTGAATCCATTCCGCTTCTCGTCCGTGGCGACGGCACGGCTACCTCAATCGAAGATGTGGTCAAGCCAAAGGGTATGAGCCTAGCTGACGACATGGGCGACTCAGCACGCTACGCCATAGCAGGCGCACTTTTGGATGAGGCAGATGTACCAGAATCTGTGAAATTGAGAGCACGTCTTGACGCCATCAAGGAACCCATGTCAAAGTTCATGGCAGGCTACAAAGTGTATAACGAGCAGCAACGCAAAGAACGGCAAGGACCAAAGCCGCCATCACTACCTACATGGGCTGCAAAACTTCGCCAACCGAGTAAATGAGCGAGCAACTCCTAACCCGCCAGCAAGTCCGCGCTCTCAAGCGAGTTGGCGCGAAGATGTTCATGCAGGCCAATTATCCTAAGGCCACGCGCAAGGTGAAACGCGAGATTGCCTCAGAACTGGCAAAAAGGAAGGTGGCTCCTGTTCCAGTCCACAAAAATCCTGATTGAGCACTTGCGCCAGCAAATCACAGACGAACGCGCCCTGCACGCCGCCGAACTCCTTCGCGTCCTAGCCGAAAACAAACGCTTGCAAGACTCCGTAGAAAGACTAACATTGCGCTTGGGCCTACCGTCCACGGTCGCGGAGCCACCAGAAGAACCAAAAGCTCCTGTTGACCCAGACGCGCCACCTATCTTTTCCGGGACACCGTTTCAGCGCGTTGTGCAGAAAGATGAATGGCTACGAAGCGACGCAGGGAAACGTTGGATGGCCAAGCAGCTCGCCAGCGTCAAAGTGCAAGAATCGGGTGAAGCGAAAAAGGAGAATTAAAATGCCAAGAGACTCGCAAGGACGACCAGCTCACAGTTTCTCGCACGCACGCAGACAAGACGAATCCTTCCAGCAACACCAGACCAAAGTTGTCGATCCCAAAAGTAGGCCCGCAGGACACCAGCCAGACCCGGACGCCGAGATGAAGGATGAGTCGCCCGAAGATATCCGAGACGTCGTGCAAGAGCATGGACCCGCCGTTGAGATGCATCACGAGCACGACGGCGAGACACACCACGTAACGACACACCACGGCGAACACCGACAAGGTAAAGAAGACGGAATGGGATTCACGCATCATTCGAAGCATCCGACTCACCGTGCAGCGCATGCCCACATGGGCCTCGCACTTGGGTTGAACGAGCACGAACGGAGCGAGTCACCGGAAGAAGAAGGCGTCGAAGAGGGTAAGATGTCGTCACCGATTCCGGGCATGGGCTAGATGCCAGCAAAAGAAATCATGCCGCTGTTCCGCGCGCACAAGCTCCACTCTGGGGGCAGCGGCAAGATTGTCAAGAATCCGAAACAGGCCAAGGCGATTCTACTTTCGTACTTGCGCAAGGAAGGACACGACATTCCAGAGAAGCGGTCGAGGATGGCCGAGGCTTTCAAGAAAGCGAAATCATGACCGAAACAGAAAAGATTATTCGTGAGTCAGTCGCAGCACTTGGTCGATTGGGGGTACGCATAAAAGCATTCGAGTGCCATCCTGAGACCGCAGCTCGATTAATCGGTGAAAGCATCACCGTCCTTAGCGTTGTGCGCGGGGATACTGAGTGGATGAAGAATGCACCGAATGATGGTCTTGGACGTGGCGTAGGCTCGCGTTATAAGGTTACATTATGCGGCATTCCACTTGAGCAGCGCGTATAGGCGACATGAGCGAAGGCGTACAGAGATGGGCACTGGCATTCGTCGGCGGTACGGATACTGGCAACCAGCCGAAGTCTTGTTTCGTATGCCCGTTTCTATACCTCAACCAAAAGCGCTGTCAGATACATGGCCCGAAGATCGTCATAGACAGAGTTAAAAAGGCAGGTGAAGTATATACTCCGGTTTGCTGCTATCAACGTGGCGGAACTCCTTTGGTCGTGGACGACGACCAAGTAATCTACAACGTCACAACGCTCGGAGCCGATGCAGCAGACCAGACAGGACTCGAATGGGCGAAGTCGCCTACCGGAACAAATTGTGGAGGATTCAAGCAAGGTGCTCCCTGCGAGCATTTCGAGACTGACAAGAATGGCGAAGACGGCATTTGTTCGCTAATGTCCAAGGACCAGGATGAAGCGAGTAACGCAATGTCCGATCACAAAGGTCAAGAAGTAGATTGGGACGACTGTTGCGACGGGCACGAAGGCGAAAATATTACTTGGCGGGAAGCCCAGAAGATTCTAGGTGGCACCACGGAAAAGCAGAAGCCCTCAAGACTAGCTAAGGCTTTCAGTGGGGCGAGGAGTTAAACATGAGCAGCAGGTGGATGCAGCACGAAGCCAATCGCGAAAAGAAAGCGGGCACAAAGGGTTCCTTTACGCGAATTGCAACCGCACACGGTCACTCGGTCCACGAAGAGGCCGAGTTGGACAAGCACAAATCTGGCAAGGTGGGAAAGAAAGCGCGGATGGCCTTAGCTTTTGCATCAGCGCGTCGTTAAATGAAGTTACGACTTTATCGGCAGTACGACCGGACATGGGCTGTCGTTCACCCTTTGCGTTGCCAAGCGGAAGTGTTCGAGACTTATGCCATGGCTAGAATTTTTGTATGGGTGACTTTGCGAGGAAGAAGGTATTAGAGATGGCTAGACCAGCAGATAACGCAGGACCGCTTTATATTTCAACACTAGTTCGCGAAGCGGGCATCGTGAGCATGGAAATCCTGAATCATGCTTTGACGAGCGCGGATGTGGGGAGGCAAATTACGGTTGTATTTCCAACGCGACCTGACGTTAACGTGACGACAACTATTTCTCAGGTCGTGGCTCCGCATACGATAAGATTCAAACAATCCGCCAACTTGCCGGATATCGGCATCGGCATCAGCGGCGGTGCACTTAGCATCAACACGTAATCGGGTAGATTGCGCGGGTCTTTGGCAACAGCAGCAGTTGGTCTCACAGGTTCAGACACGCAAGAGCCAGAATTCGCGTTAGGCGAACTGGCAGGGTCAGAATTTTCTCCTGAGAAATCCCTCTACGAAGCAGACCTCAATCAAGACGAACTGGCGGCGATAAAACTCCTCAACGGGAAAGCGGCTCGCAGGGACTATCCAGCCAGACTAGTCGAAGTGATTACCGCGTGGGAAGCGAGTTTATTCTACCGCGGCTTCCAGTTCTTGATTCCTGAACGCGGTGGCGGATGGCGTATCCCCGGAGAATCGACAGGCTATGGAGCAGGGATGCAACTTGATCTCGCTCTCCTGCCAACGAACATCTATTCAGCTCAAGCACAAATCCTGATTGCTACACTCACTCGCGCTGTGCCTGCCGTCCGCTTCGAGCCGCAAAGCGCCGACAACGCAGGAGCCATCACTGCCGCTGAATCCGCCGAGAAATTCATCAAGGTAATCGAGCGCAACAATAACTTGATGCGGATTCAGACTGACGCCTCGCGCTATCTCTACACCGATGGCCGATTCTTGTACTACTCACGATTCATAAAAGACGGCCAACGCTTCGGGTGGGAAGATGAAGATGTTCCAGATAACATCGTTCCGGAAACGGAGCCTCCCGAAGCGCAACCAGACCAAGCGGCCGCTCAACCTCTCGACCAGCAACTCTCCGCGCAGCCACAACAAGGTGCAGAAGAAGAGCCACAGGGAGCCGAAGAGCAAGCCGCTCCGGTCGCCAAGAGAAAGCCGCGAGGCCAAGAAGTAAGGACAGCGCACGGCAAGCTCGAAGTGAAACTGTCGCCCATGAGCGCCAATGACCTATGCGACGTAGACTCGTTGCAGTATGAGACTGAAATCAGCGTACAGCGGGCCAAGGGCCGATTCGTCCAAGTAGCCGATAAAATAAGGTCAGGCTCGACAGGAATAACGGAAGGCGAGATAGCGAAACTCGCGCGACAGAACGTAAAACTCGGGATGCAGTCCACGTACGTCACTTCGGATTCCATCGCGCAAGACGTAACCGTGCAGATGAGCTGGCACAGGCCATCGCAATTCATGGATGACGGAATCAAACCAGGAGTGCGTGCCTCGTTAGTCCAAAAGTTTCCTGATGGCGTTCTTGCGGTCTACGCCGGTGAAGTGTTCTGCTACGCCCGTAATGAAGGCATGGACCATTGCTGGGCGCTAGGCCAGGCATTCTCAGGCGACGGCCAGAACAGGAACGCCCTCGGCACATCAATGATGCCGATTCAGAAGCGAGTCAATAACTGGCTCGACTTGATGAACGACACATTCATCCGGACAGTGCCAAAGAAATGGATGCACAACAAAGCGTTCGATGTGGACGCGATCCGCGCCCAGAGAAGCGTTTACGTTGATGTTGGAGCGTTCAAGCCGCAGCCAGGCATGACCGCTGATCAACTTGTATTCGTCGAGCCCGCCATCAACGTAAACGCTTCTCTACCAGAATTCGTTAAGGAATATATTGGGCCGATCTCGCAATTGCTGTCTGGAGCCTATCCCGCGCTCGCTGGAGCCGAAGAAGGCGACAACCCTACGGCAACCGGCAAAAAGATTCAGCGTGACCAAGCGTTAGGTCGTCTCGCTCCAACGTGGCACTCGATGCAGGATGCCGAAGCCTGTTCCATGCGCCAACTTGTACGCTGGGGAGCCAAGTGCCGCGACAATAGCATCAACGAGAAGATTCCAGGTGGCGAGGTTATCCGTCTTGAAGTCAACGACCTCAAAGGCAACATTCTGTGCTTCCCGGAAGCGGATACGAGCTTCCCCGAGACTCACGCTGACAAGGAATCGAAACTAGATGAGTTGCTCGAAGGCGCACAAAAGAATCCGCAGATGTTGGAAGAACTATTCAATCCTGCAAACCTAGAATTCTTGCAGGAAATGAAAGGGCTGACTGACCTGTACTTTATGGAAGTGGCTGCATTCAATAAGCAACTCGGCGAACTGGAAATCCTTACCACAACGCCCGCCATTCCGAATCCGCAGATAGCTCAAGCTACTGAGACGGCGACCAACGCGATTGCCAAAGGAGTCGATCCAGCGCACTTCGACCAAGCGCACGCAGAGGCTCAGCAACTACCTCCAGAGGTGTCAAGTATCCCGGTCGAGCCATGGGAAGACCATGCCAGCGAATCCTTCTGTTGCCGGAAATTCCTAATGTCGCCCGAAGGTCGAAAGCTAAAGAAGAATAATCGGCCATTTTTTGATAACGTAGTGCTGCACATGGGGGAACACGACCAAGCGCTCGCGGCGAAACAGGGCGGAGGTGCAAAGAAGCCGCCAAGCGAGTCAATAAATTTCAAAGATTTGCCTCCGGGTGGACAAGTGGAGATGGCCGCGCAAGCTGGATTAAAACTGAATCCCGAAGAATTAATGGAAAAGCAGGCTACGGACCAAGCGAACAAAGAAAAGGAATTGGCAGCGAAGCAGAAACAGCCAGTCGGAGCAGCGCAGTGAAAGTCAAATGGATTTGTTGTATTTGCGGCAAGCGACGAGGTAAAGCAAACCCCGTGCGTAAGGGATGGGCCAAGTTGAAATCTGGATGGATACTTTGTCGAAGTTGTTTTCGGGCAGCCTGACGGGTACAGGCTAAATTCGGGGAGGCAACATGCCAGGCGAAGAAATCATACCGGGAGTAGGCGATGGCGGTGCGGCGGTAGCAGATGCTCCAGCGGATGAAACCATTGTTGACGATGCTGCTGCGGCAGGTGGCGCGGATGCTGCGGAGACGTCGCAAGCGGATGCCGATGCAGCGGCTGCGACTGATGCTGCGGGTGGTGGCGAAAAGACCGAACCCGATTTATCCGACATCGAAACCGATGGACGGAAAATCGACGCCAAGACACGCGCCGAAATCGCCGAACTGAAAAAGACCAATCCTCAAGCAGCCAAAAAGTGGGCTGAATCCTACTTCCGCAATCAAGCTGTGATGAAGGAGTTCCCAGAAGCAAAGACTCCAGGCGAAGCTATATCCGCCATTCGCAACATGCGAGCGACAATCGAATCTCTTGGCGGCGAGCAGGGCATCACGGAGCTTCAAACCGAAGTTCAGGACTACCGCAACGAAATCCAGCAATTCGCAAACGGGGACAAGGCTCTCATTGAGCAGCTTTACGACCCGCAGAATCCCCAAGGATTGATTCGCTCCACGCGCAACTCTCTGGACGTTCTCCGCGACAAGAACATCGAGCATTTCGACGAAGCCATTCTGCCTCACTTTTCTGCCCGGCTCGAACAATCGGGCCTCGTGCGCACTGTGGATAATCTCCTCGCACTCGTGAAAGAAGGTAAAGGCCAAGAAAGCTATGATTTGCTTGGCAAGATCAAGGGATGGCTCGGCGACATAAAAGAGAAGGCCGACAATATCGGCAAGAGCGCAACAACCAAGAACCCGGAAGCGGAAAAGCTCGCCAAAGACCGCGAGGAATTCGAGAACCAGAAGAAAACAGAATTTCAGACGCGCGTAGAGACAGATGTAAACCGGGCCAACAATCCCGAACTAGACAAACTCATCAATCCTCTACAAAAGGACTTGGGCCTCAAGAAAGAGGGCATGAACCATTTCCGAAATGGGCTGATCGCGCGAGTTTGGAAAGTGTTGGCGAACGACAAAGCGTACTTGAACAATGTGCGCTCGATCCGCGCAAAGGGTGACTCAGTAAAGACAGCGGACTACATCCACAGAGCGTTTATTGAGCGACTGCCAGAGCAGTTCCGCCTACACCGCAATGAAATCTACCCGAACATCGGAACGAAACCAAAGCCAGCGGCAGGTGCGCAGCCAAACGGCGAGAAAAAGGTAGTTCCTATCAATGTGACGCAGGGACAACGGCCACGACGCGAGCAAGTGGATTGGGTAAAAACCAGCGATTCCATGTGGATAGCTGGGATGGCCTATCTCTTGGACGGAAAACTTGTCAAAGGTTTCAAGGACGCTCCCGCTAATCGATATTGACCCAAACACGTTTTTTCTTGCCCTGCGAGAGAAAAGCATAGTACGCTGCCAACTGTTTAGGAACCATCGAGGAGGATGACCTCGCAAAAAATCCACGTCATTCGGCGAGCACTCCGAATGCAGCAGTACCCTCCTAAACGTTCCAAAAAACTATCGGGTGAAGTGAGACTTTTCTTGGTTGACTCCGAGAAGAGTGCCAACGCGGAATAGACAGCAGATGCGAAGCTGGCGCGTCGGGACGCGAAACCGCAGGCGTTGAGCTACATTCCGAGGTTTGATCTATGGCTTCACCACTAGCAGAAGCAGCAGTCGAAGCGGTCGAACTGGAAGCGTTCAGTAAGGGCATTCCCGATCTCGTCTACAAAAGCCGCACGATGTACAACTTCTTCAAAAAAGGAGCAAAGACATACCCGACCGCAAATATTACTGCGGCTGGCGGCACAACCCGACCGGCGTTTCGCATTCCGTTCCGCGTCCAGTCAGGTGCAGCCATCACCACGCAAACCGGTGACGGTGATAGCTTGCTTCGCGGGACCGGATCAAAGTGGCTCTCGGGGGATTTGTCTCCAGTGGGCTTGTTCGCTGGGTATGAGCACATCGCGCCCAGCCTAAACTTCGCTGTATCGGTGAAACTCTCTAGCTTGGTAAACTAGAGACAATACCGAGGGAACCGTCATGGAATTTTCAGAGAATGACATCGGATACATGGCAGCAATCTTGGATGGAGAAGGCTCTATTAACTTCTCCACTACAGGAGGGTGGCGAGCATGTGTATCCGCAGTTTGTAATTCAAATCCTCTGATAATTTCACGAGTCGAATCCATTCTGGATTCTTGGGGAATCCAATATGTTACGCGCTCAACGCATGTGCATTTCTGGCATGTGGATATTAAAGGGCGTTGCAGCAACAAAAAGAGATTCCTTGAGATTATCTTCAACTCGCTGAGTGGCAAAAAAGAACAAGCGAGGCTGATGATTAAATATATGGCACGCCGTGGTGACAGGCGGTTTGTCAGAATTTCCGAAATGGATAAGGCTATCGCAATTAGGGTGAAACAATTGAACCGCCTTAACCGAACGGGCACCGTAGAGACCGCACGCGAAGCCTTCCTTGAACTTGTGGAGGAAGTGAAGATACAGTCCGAACTCTTTGGCGACAAAGAGAGCCCCGCAGAAATGCCGGGGCCTACGCTAATCAAGAAACAGGCGTAGTAACAAAGCATCTGGCGAAATAACGTACCTTGCAAGGAAGGCCACGGAGGGTCCAAAGAGAAGCCTCATCTCTCTGCGGGCTGAAGAATTGAAAAATTCTTTCGATTCCTTTATGCGTGGCGTTGACGCTCAGTTCTTGAGCGATGGCGCAGGCTCGATCGTGCAAATTCCAACCACGGCGACGATCAACAACAACACGCTTGGCGGCGCAAACCCGTCATCGATTGTTGGTCTTGGCGGGCAAGCCAATCAGTTCCAAGAGCAGCAATCGGTCCAGTTGTTCGCTGCGGAAGGTGGCGGCGCGAGAACCACACCGGCAGTAGCGGTAGTCTCCTACGTGGACGGTGCCAACGATACGGTCTACTTCTCGACCGCATTGCCGACCAGCACTTCGACAGGAGATTTCGTCGTCATCCAGAACGGGACAGGTGCGCTTAATTCGGGCGTGCTTGGACTCTATGCTTGGCAGACGAACGCGACGACCGGTACGATCATGGGACTCAACCGTGCAACGTATCCAGGCCAGCTCTCGGTCCCGAACATCAACAAGGGCAACTTTGCCATCAACACGACAGACGGCTTCAAAGCAGAAATTCTCATTGGCCGCGGTCTTGGTTCAGAAAACGAGGCAGTAGCCGATTTCGAATGGATCTGCGGGCCAGACCAGCAACTCGCCGTGACGCAACTTTACACCAACGTCTTGATGCAGAACTTCAACCCTCCGGGGGACAAAGCTCTGGACATGACGAAGAAAAAGATGCCGATCACCTACGGCGGACGCACGCTGAATGTCGTGTACACCGCAAAACAAGGACGCCTCGATGCCGTATGCCCGGAAACTTGGGGCATCATCGAAACCGTCGAGCCGTCCCTTTACGAATTCGGAGATGGCGTCACCACCATGCCGATTCCGGACTTCGTTAACCAAGGTACATACTTGACCAGTAGTATCTTTTATTACAACACGTTCCTCAACGTTTTCCAAAGCAACTCGAAGGCGGCGTGCTACATTTCAAACGCTGCGGTTCCTTCCGTCACCAGTTAATCGGTGGCGCTGTGACATTGGGGCGGTCGCAAGATCGCCCCTTCAAAAATCGGGTATTCGGGGAGAAAGTATGAAAGGAATAGATGTTGAAATGGGTGAGACAGTAGCGGCAAAAGTGAAGTATGCGGTTCATCCTCGGCACGGCTGGGTGATTGTCAGAAAACTCAGCCTTGAGGAAATTAAGACTGATGCCGGACTCATCGTGGACCGCTCGCAAGCAAAGAGTTACCAAGCTGAAGTTGTCGAAGCCGCCGAGGTAGTTCGCAATGGAAAGTTTGTTGCGAGTGACTTGAAACCCGGAGACCTTGTTATCATCACGGCTTTCTCGATGACCTTTGAAGACCTCGAAGAGTTGACCGGAGAAAAGGATTTACTCATGGTGCGCGACGAGGAATGTTACGCTCGCGCCGAAGTCATCGAATGACCAAAGAAGCCCGCATCTGCCCAAGGGAATTTCAAGATAGGCTCCGTGTCTTCGGAGTGAATCCATACGGCGAGAACATCTTCAAGTTCGCTTGGGGTCGCACATCCTTCATTCGGATGGGGAATATCTGGCGCGACAAGTACGGCAATGAACGCCGGGAATACCGAGACCGCTGCCAGAATCACGAGATGCAATGCTGGACGCTGATGCGCTGGAAACCTGCATCGTTCTACGGCTCGCCGACAAGCTACTACCGCAATACCTGGGATCAAGTTTCCCGGACCTATACGACGGGAGAATATCCCTACAAAGGACGCTACGAACCCGTTCAGCCGTTTATGAGCCGTGAACTCGTGAACGGGAAGATGGTTGTAGAACATCTGGAACTCAATCACTTCTTGATCGACCGCATTATTCCCATGATGCAAGCCTTTCAGCGGCTCTCGACAAGCGAGCAGGAAGCAGCCAGACAGTTCGAGCAGAATGAACAGAAGAGCCGTGAAGCCGAAGAGGTCGCGGAAAAAATGGCAGAGGCGATGCCCGCATTTATCAATCCAGTTTCGTTCAGTTTGCAGGGTTGCCGTACTTCTCTGCTAGACAAGAAAATGGAACAGATTCAAAAAGTCTGGAATCGTCTGACAGTACGAGGGCGCAGACCGAATTTCCAACAAGGATTTCAAGTAGCATCAAGGCCACGGCTTATCAACTAGGAGTTAAATCGGGTATCGGGGAGGATTGAATGGAAGCAACGAGAGGACTAGCACCAAACTCACCAATCGCACGCAAGATGACGGCCATTAAGAATGCAGAGGAAAACGGCCAAGCAATGCTCAGTACGTCGGATGAAGACCCGAACGTGGGAGTAATCTACATTTACAACTGCGTATCAGGACTTCAACACGCTCCGATTTGCCAGCCGCCAAACTTTCCTAACTTCAAGGTTCCGGAGTGCAAGCCTGGCGAGAAAGTCGGATGGACAACGATCCGTGCGCTCGTTAAGAACCGTTTCACGCGGCCAGGAACGGACGAAACCTATTACATTCAGGAGGACGGAAGAAAACACGCGAACAGCCTGCTCAATCCTTCCGTGCATCCGTCAAGCCCATGGGAGACACAACTCCGCGAGATTCCGCCCGGAACTCCCGGCATCGCGCAAGACCAGTATGGCAATAACATGAACGCATTCGGTGTGTGGTGGTCGCTCACGGCACCAGACGATCCCGCACTTGATGCTGAGATCGAGAAATTCAAGAGGCGTGTCGAAAACACGTTCAAAGTGCTAATCGCTTCTGCGGAAGAAAAGGCTGCGAAGAACGAACGGCACATGATTACCCCGCGCGAACACTTTGCGATGGATTACCTCGGTCTGCAATCTGTCTGGCATCAGTCCACCACGCGCATGGTCACCTGCCCGAATTGCGGAGACCACATCCGCGAGGGCATCGCGTATCACAAGAATTTTGCCAATGACGTCTGCATTGTTGACCGCGTGAAGTACGACAAACTTTTCCCGCAGAAAGCTGCCGCTGCTCACATTCCCGAAGAAGAAGATGAAACCGTGGAAGCGGGCACGAAGAAGCGCGGCAAGAGGTCTGCGGCTTAACGATCTTCACTGAGGCCGGGTTCGTATCACTACGATCTACCCGAATCGAGTGGCGCATCCGGCCTTGGTGATGTTTTGAGAGGAGGCAACCATTGCCCGACTTTTCGCAGTCGTTGTTTCCAAATATTTCTACAGTTACGACGCTCGTCAGGTCCATAATCAATGACACCTACCCTGGGCTGAATGGAACGCAAGGCCGCATCTTCACGGACTCCGCGCCTTTTGTAATCCCCTACCTGAATTCGGCGCTTACCACACTAATGCGCAAACTGCGCAACGAAGGTGTCACGTTTCCCACCAAAGACAACTACATCATGTACAACGTGACTCCGGTTTTGGCAGTGAGCCCGAATGTTCAGGTCTACATCGGCTACAACGGATATTTCGATGGCTCGAACATGCATCCGACGCCGACACTTCCAAACGACATGATGCAGCCTTACGAGGTCTCTGAACAGATTGTTGGTTCCGGCCTTGAATTCGAGCCCATGAGCCAGCCACAAGGCGGAATAGCATCGACGAATCAAGGACCATACATGGGTGTGTGGGAATGGCGCGACTACGGCATTTACATGCCCGGCAGCACGCAGGCCAAAAATCTGCGGCTCCGCTACAAATCGACGTTGATGCCTCTGGATGTTCCTCCTACGGATTTTCCCACAACGGCTATCAACATCATTGACAGCGCCGACGCTCTTGCTTACCACATGGCCGCGATGTACGCGAATGCCCGCGGCGCTGCGGCTGTCGAAGGACTGATTCAGCAGCGAGACGACGCGATTTTCGATATGGCGAATGAATTTGTGCGACGCTCGCAGAGCGTCCAATATCGCAGGCAAGCATACGGCGGAGATTCGCGTGGCAGTTCCGGAAACGTAGGTTCGACGGCTTTTCAGGGATAAGATGAACCGATTTGACGGCATCATCATCAATGCAATCGGAGAAGCGGTTCCTGGCTGCAACGTCTACGTGTGCAACCAGCCACTCACGTCGCCGACAAATCCGATTACTATCCCTCCTGCTCCGCTGGCTACGCTCTACACAGATTCCACTGGCGCAACCATTCTTCCGAATCCTATTCAAGCCGATGGCAACGGGAATTTTCACTTTTACGCTCCAGTTGGCGTGTACTCACTAGTTTATTCGGACACTTACAATCGCATCGCACCCAATCCACAAATTTTCCCCGACCAGCAAATCGTCACGCCGGGTGGCGGATCGACAAATAGTGTTGGACTTAGTGTACCTACTGGATATGCGGTCACTGGCTCGCCTGTCACGATTTCTGGCGTCCTCGCGCTTGCCTACTCGACCGATTGGCCGAACAGCACAGTTATCGTCGGTCCCGCATCTGGCGGTCCTGGCGCTCCTACACGGCGGCAACTGACAGCGGCAGACATTGGCGGTGGCATCGGCACAGTAACAAGTATCAACGCTTCGGTGACGCCTGGAGCTCTCTTCACTGGCTTATTTACTGGCGGTCCTGTCACGGCAACTGGTGTGCTCGCCCTAGCGTTTGATTTCGCGCCGCAACTTCCAAATTTAATTGTCGCTGGCCCTGCCAGTGGTGGCCTTGGAGCTGTGACGGCTAGATTGATGCAGCCGGCCGATTTACCTGCCGCTGCGACGCCCTCATTTTCCGCTACCCCCGCATTCAATGGCGCGGTGAACAATTCTTTCGTTATGACGCTTTCTGGGAATGTCAGTTCCTCAACGTTCTCCGGTGGAGTTGTCGGACAGCTCTATACGTTCGTGATTAAACAGGACGCTACGGGAGCCCGTGTGATGACTTGGCCCACGAATATGGTGGGACAAGGCACAATCGACCCGACACCAAACATCCGCAATGTGCAGCAATTTATTTGGGATGGGACAAGTTTGCTCTCAGTCGGTCCGATGCAGAGCATGTAGGACATCTGCCCTAGCAGAGTTGAAAACAACACTTAGGGAGCGCCTCGGGTACGCTGAAAAAGGAGACACAACATGGCACAAGCAGCAATCGTAGTTGGCGGACATGAAGGAACGAACGATCAGCGATTCGAGCGTCACATCGGAACATTGACAGTTGGACCTGGAACCTATTCGCCAGGCGGATTGCCTTTAGCTTCGGTGCTCAATGCCGCACTCTTGCCGAAAAGCAATAGCAATCCCTTTGGCGTGATTCTGTATTCGCAGAACGGCTCTGGATACATCTACCAGTACATCAAATCCACTGGCAACATGATGATCCTGCAAGTTCCACTGACAGGATCGCTGGCTACGGCTGCTCCGCTTGTCGAGATTCTCGCGGGTAGCACATTATCTGCGGTGCAGGCCGACGTGATTTTCTTTGAAGCCATCTATCGCCGGAATGCGACGATATTCCCGTAAAACGGAGAATGAAATATCAACAACGCTCGCAATCCGACGCTGCAATCCGTGTCCCTTGAGAAATTTCTTGGGTTATTCACAGGTGCGTCACCAGAGAGCCTTCCGGAAGGGGGTTCGCCGCTCGTTTTCAATTGTGACTTCCAAGTTAGCGGCGTACTCCCTCGTCCGGGACTTCAGAGTATCTACACACTCGCGCTCAATGGTTACGCTGGCAACGGACTTGACGGAGGCGGGGCACTTCCTTGGAGCAATCCATTTAGCGTCACTGGCCCTCCTATCGGCATCTATGCAACTAGGTCGCTTGCTCACGGGCAGAATAGCAATAGTCTCGTAACCACAAATTACGGTTTCTCCGTCAATCCTTCCAGTTCGATAGAATCCATAAATATCAACGTGACTGGCGGAGTCAGCGGATCGGGATTCCCTGGGCTGATTCTTCTTGCTTCGATAGTTTATCAAGGCTCTGTCATTGCGAACATTTTCCCAGATGTGTTCATTTTCCCAAATGGCTCGACGGATACAACATTCAGTTTTTCTAGCGACAACCAGTCGCTAGGAAATATCCTCACTCCATCTGTTGTTAACGACCCAAGTTTTGGCGTGCAGTTCACGGTCGAGTACACAAGTTCCACCGGCATATCGCGTACCGTACGGTTGTCCGGCGCGAAAGTGCAATTGATTCTCAGCGGAGATTCTGGGAGGAATTTCAATTACGTAAAGACGTTCGAGCAAACCGATGGCGATATTATAACTCTGGCTTTGGACGACACTGGTACCATCTGGCAGGAAGATGTAACCAACAACCCAGGAATCTTAGTTCCTTTCAGCGGTTCGGCAACTCCAGGGAGCGCACAACAGTATGCGATTACGGGCACAACTACCGGAGCTGGAGGATTCCCCGCCGCTTCGCCTTGGTCAAATCCGGCCAATGTGACCGGCCCTCCAGATGGCAATTACGCTACAAATAATCTGGATAGCGGTACGAATAGGAGCACTGACCTTTTACTTGCAAGTAATTACGGTTTTTCCATCCCTGCAAATGCCGTGATTCTAGACCTATTTGTAGTCCTCACCGGACATTTTTCCTTCAGTGTTACCGGGGCAATGGTCCCCCAGATCGGCGTAACGCTTTCAAGCGCGGGACTGCAAGTTGGTAATGGGCAAAGCGGAGATTTTGACGCAACTGCCGACCAGCAATTCGATTTTGGAGGTGATTCCTCTTTTTGGGGTACAAGTCTTACGCCCGCAATCATCAATGACCCGTCGTTTGGAGTCTATATACAGGGATCGATATCGAGTAACAAGCCGCATATTCCTCCACTTCCACAGACCAGTGGAACATTTGAAATAACTTCCGCTCAAATAGTCGTTTCTTACTTGATCGGAGCGACACAACAAATCCAGCCCAACAGTTTCGCGGAATCGGCAACTGTGGACGACCGCGAATTCATCGCTTTTAGCAATCTGCTCAACGGGACGGACATTCCTCGCACGTTTGACGGAGTAAACTTTCCTCGATTGTCGCAAGTCGGTCCCGGCGCTCCGCCAACGGCATCAACGACGACGACCGGCAGCGCGATTACCTCTATCACGCAGAATCCGGCAGTCTCGCTACTCACTGGCCCGCATGACTTTCTTTTGGTTTCGGATTCGCCTTCTGACCATGGAACCTTTGGAACCCCTGCGACTCCTGGAAATGTGCTGACATTGTTTTTTCGTTCGGCAACGCTTGTACCTACCTACTTGCTTCCCGGAATGAATGTCGTGCTCGCGGGCTTTCCAACAATCAACGGATTCATGGTTAACAATGATCCTGCGGGGCTACTCGCGCCACAGTTTTATACCGTGACGAGCGTGGGACAGCCCATTCCCGGCGAGCAATCCTATGCCGCCATCACCATGACGGTGAATTTCACGACCTTTTATAACCAAATGACTCCCGCAGGCTGCTCTTTCCAAGCGACCGAAGCGACTCTGACGACCGCAGTCCAAGTTCCTAATCTTGAAGTTGGCAATCAATTCCAGATCACGGCGACTGGCGGTGCTCCTCCAACGGGATATGACGGAACGTGGACAGTTGACGAGACGCCAAACGCTTCGCAACTACAAATCGTAAGCACCGCACTCACCAACAACGTAGCGACCTATGGATTCAACTTGATTACCGGGACAGCGCCAGTGGCAGGCCAAGCCGTGACTGTCGTAGATACACTCAACGGCAACGGCCTCTTCAATGTGGCGGACGCGATTATTATTTCCGTGACCGCAGGAACTTTCTCCATCGCCCTGCAAAGCACGAAAAATATCCCGAGCGCGGCGGAAAATGCTGGAGCGCTAATTTTCGGCACCATCTTCCAATTCGACCCGTTTGCAATCGTTGGAAACAAATCTGGCGTTGGGACCATCGTCACGGTTGGAATCATCGCGGCTGGTATCCGCATGATTTGCTACTCCTTCTTGACAGATGACGGGTACATTACGCAGCCTTCTCCTGTGCTCACCTACGACGTTGTAGCCGGAGCGCAAGGACTCGCTATCTCAGATCTCTTGACCGGCCCATCGAATGTCGTTGCGCGGATCATTCACTTGACTGCCGCAAATGGAGGGCAATTCTACAATATCCCAACTCCCGTAACGGTCCTTAGTAACGGACAAAACGTCGTCAACACATCCACATATTTGCTGGACAACACTTCTACAAGCATCACGCTAAGTTTCTCTGACGATGTGCTCACGGGAGCCACGGAAATTGACGTTCCAGGAAACAATCTGTTCGAGACAACCGAACTAGGTTCTCCTTTGGCTTTGATTCCTTATGCTGGCAGAATCTTCGCACTTGGCGAGCAAAACAAAATACAAAACCTCTTGAATTACAGCTTCGATGGAGGAATCCAAGTTAACCGCAGCGGTGTCTCAGGCGGAGCAGGCTCGATACAAACCTACCCGGCTGGCTGGACCGTCGATCCCATAGCTGGAGCTGGCGGCAGCGTTGTTTTGTCACCTATCTTCGGAAATGCGTATCAAATCGTTGGAACGGGAACCATCATATCTCCATCCGGTCCGCAAGGCATGATTACGCAACCTGCCTACCAGGACGAAGACCTCGTACCGATTATCGATGCCTCGACCACTTATAGCGTGCGCATCACAGCATCTGCCGTTCAAACATCTGGGGCTGCCGGAGCACTGGGAAATCTAGTTGTGGACCTCTACAGTCCAAGTCTCGGAAAAGCTCTCGGCACTTTCAATATTCAGCTTTCAAGTATGACCTCACAGATGGCGATTTACACGGGAACTATGCTGACGAAGACGCTTGCTCCAGTTCCTACCGACCTCATGATTCGTCTTTATGTGACCGGACTGACGGCGAACTGGACAATGACGACTGACCGAATAGAACCGTTTCCGACCGAGCAACCGGACTTGTCTGGACAAATCATCGGAAGCTATCAGGGCAACTTCGAAGCCTTCGACCGCATCAATGGCGTTGTACTGACGAACGTTCAGAATCAGCAGCCAAACAAATCGGCATTCACGCTTTTTGACACGCTCTACGTGGTTAAAACAGGCTCGCTAGTTTCGACTCAAGACAGCAAAACTACTGAACCTTCGCAGTGGTCAACTCCGCGCGTTATTTCAAACGTCGTAGGTACGACTTCTGTCTATGGAGTAGCTGGCGTAAACGATCAAGACTCTGGCGAAGAATGGGCCATCATCGCAGGCCAGCCTGGAGCGTTCGTTTTCAATGGCGGCGAGCCGGTCAAGATCACGGAAGAAATTCAAGAACTCTGGAATCTGATTAACTGGAAGTATGGACACACGCTTTGGGTGACGAACGATATCACCAATCGGCGAATCCTTATTGGAGTGCCGATGAAAACATTCACAGTGCAAAACGGAATGAACGTCCAGAATCCGTGGCTACCAGTAGGACTCATTCCCGATAACGGCAATCCAACGACTCCAAACCTAGTCATCGCGCTTAACTACAAATTCCTTACGACTGCTTCTGAGCTTGGTGGCCGCGCTGAAATTCATGTCTCTTCTTTTGGTGGCAAACTCCTTTCCGTGGATATGGCGCGGAAGTGGAATATCTGGTCAATTCAGTCTCCATGCGCCGGACTCATCAAGCGGCAGGACACGACTCAGCAAACATTTTTCGGGAACTCCGAAGGCACAGCTAAAATTTATCAGTTGACGCCTGGGCTTCTCGAAGACGACGGAGAAGCCTTCTGGCAGCTATGGACTTCGCATGGTTTCCCGACGCCAGAACAAGAGCAAGGACTACAACTCGGTTCAGTGCGCAAGATGTTCGAGTTTATGAGCCTCATCCTTGGTGGAAGCGGGAGTCTTGCGATAAATGTCTTTCCTGATTCCATAACTTCGCCCTACGGACACGCACTCTTGCCGAATATCAATCTGCCGGCGACGACTAGTGGAGATACCGAAGTTCCGTTGAACGAAACAGGGAACCGTCTTTTCGTACAGTTTTCCTGCAACGCCGTGGGTGCCGGATTTGCATTGAGCCGTATTGTCATGCCGTTGCGACAAGATCCATTTTCGCCGGTTCGCGGAATAAATATATGATCGACATAAACCGCGAGATTACGCTGCTTCGACAGATTCCCGGTGTTGGACAACATCTTGCCAATGCCCTAAAACTTTTGCAGGACGGCGCTAACAGCCTCGGAACGAACATTGGAGCCGACCCAACAGCGACCGTTCCTGCCCCTCCTCCGATTCAAGGATTGACTGTCAAAACCGATGGAAACGGCAACGTCCATGCGGTCATCAACGACAGTAGTTCGATTCAGAAAGGAATTAACTACTTTGTCGAGGTCCAGCAACTCCACACTTCAGCTCCGCTAACATTCTCGCAACCCCACGTCATTCAACTTGGCGCGAGCCGTACAATGCCTCCCATGCCTCTGCCTGCATTGGATGACAATGGAAACCCTGTCCACTACATCGCTCAAGCCTACTCGCAATTCCTTGGTGGACTGCCTGGACCTAAGATACGCTTTGGCGGCACGACACCGACGCCGTTCTTGCCTGGTGGAACAGGAAGGGCTACGCTCTTGCCCAGTACGGGATCTGGGACTGCACAGAACTCTGGCGAGCAAGCTGGCAGCGGACTGGGCAAGCAACTTTTCAGGAAAAAAGGCTGATGATTAGGGACATGCAAGATGGGGATATCGAGGCGCTCAAGGCGATTCATAGAGAGAGTGATTTTGACTATTTATTTCCTGCTCTTAGCGATCCGCTCTTTCTCATCAAGAAAGTGGTCGAGGATAAAGGACTCGTCGTTCAGGGCATTGCTGCGAAAGTCGAATTGACGGTGTATCTGTGGGTGAGTCATTCGGATGGCACGGCGGAGCAGCGGTGGGAATGGATGCAGCAACTTGTCGAGGCCACAAAACTTGCCGCGTGGCAAAAGGGCGTAGATACGCTAACATGTGTCGTGCCGCCAGAGATTGCGGACAGTTTCGAGCGGCGACTATGCGGCCCAGAAGTGGGAATGAGCAGGGACAGACCTTGGCCGCGCTTCTCGTATGATTTGCTGCAATATGTTCCTCGGGTGGAAAGTGAAGTTCAAGCAACGTGAAAATCTACACGCTTGTTACCGTCCAGCTCACGGACGTAATCGGGGAATATCTCCCCGTTGAATCTCACTCTTTCGAATACGGTGGTCCTGTTGCTCGATGCGACCGTTCCGCACAAAATCAAGCTTCACAAAATTCCAAAACAGCAAACGGAGTAGCTGGTGGATTCGGAGCGACCGCTTCGCAGATTGGTTCTTCGATCATCCCTGGCCTTGAACGCGAAGCTAACAATCCTGTTGGCCTAACTCCTGAACAGAGAAATACAGCAACTGTCTCCGGTGCCGAAGCTATCGGCGGCGTCAACTCGGGAGTAAAAGGCGAAGCGAACCTAGCCAGCTCGCGCACACGTAATGCGGGAGGATTTGCGCCAGCACTGGATGAGGCTGCGCGAATCAAGAGCCGTGCGCTCGCAACCAATACGCAAGATATAACGAACCTCGACACTTCGCTCGCAAACAAAAAGCAGCAATTTGCGCAAGGTGAACTAGGTGGCTTGTACGGAAATTTGAACGCTGACCAGTTAAAGGCGATGGGCATTTCGGACGAAGACTTGAACACCATGATTAAGGCAGGTCAGACCGGCTGGCAACAAAATGCGATGGGATGGCTAAATGCGTTCAAGCCGAGCGGCGGTGGTGGCGGAGGCGGTGGATCGGCAGCCGGGTAGAGGATAGAAACGAATGTTGAGTCTTCAGGACGTCCTGAAACTTTCACCCAACGCAAGCGAGGATGAACTTCGCTCAAAAGGGCTTTTGCCGCAACCTGGTATTGTTCCTTCGTCGTCTATGATTGGCTCTCCTGTCGCACCTGTCAGCGCAACTCCGACCCCTGTTGCGAAGATGACGCCTCCAGTTCTTCCGCATCCTAACGTGCCCGCTCCGGTCGCATCGCCAAATGTTCCTGCTCCAGAATTTACTCCCATGACTCCGCCAACGAATACGACCGGTATCGACGTAAAGCCGATGACTCTGCCGACACTTAATTTCCAAGAGCGCCAAGCGTTGCCATCTACTTCTCCGGGAGTGCTTCCAGGTTCTTCTGGTTATTACGAGGGGAAAATAGACAAGATCGAAGACCAAAAAGCAAATCCGCTTGGCAGTCCTGAAAACCATCCAGGCTTTGGCGGAAAACTCGCGCACGTTCTAGGGCTAATTGGCAACATCGCAGGGAACGCTACGATACCCGGAACAATGGCAAACATACCGGGCACAGACCTCAACAGGAATCTGCGAGAAAGTGCCGACGAGAATCGGCTGGCAGGCGCGAAGAAACAAGAAACTGAAGAGGAAGCAGTCAAGCAGCGTCCAGAAATAGCGGAAGCGGCTGGCGAAGCGCGTGGCAGAGTGCAAGAGGAAAAAGACGAAGCCGCCGAGCGCAGAGAACAGTCCCGCGAAGCCAGCGCAGAAAAGATTGCCACTGGCAAGGAAGGTTCCCAAGAAAAGATTGCGACTGGGAAAGAAAGCAGCGCCGAGAAAATTGCCGAGGGCAGAACGAAATCAGCCGAACAGATTGCTACTGAACGAGCACAGTCAGCCGAGCGTATTGCAACAGGCCGTAATTTGGCGATGACAGAGGCGGCAAGAATCCGTTCAGCTAATGCCAATGACCCAGACAAGCTCACCAACACGATGAAGACGATGAAGCAGCAAGCGCAATCGACGCTACCGGGGATTGACCGTGCGCTTGACGAAACAGAGAAAGTTGCAGGAAAGCTTGGACCAGCCGAAGGTCGCTGGAATGACTTCTGGCAAGGAAAGGTCGGAGCCGAAGACAAGGACTTCGCGCACTACAAAGATGAGATTGCTTTTGTGTCTTCCGCCGTGACTCTTGCGCACGCCCGTGGACGCATGTCTAACGAACTGTTCGAGCATTTCCAAAAAATGTTCGATGCTGGCAAGCAGGCTCCCGAGAACATGATTCAGGCACTCAATGTGGCGAAGGAATGGCTAACCGAATATGCAAAGATGGGAGACAAACCGGAGACGTCTGCGAACAATGCTAAGACTGGAGGTGGAGGAGCCAAACCGCCAGAAGGAAAAGTCAGCGTTTTCGATCCGCAAGGCAACGAACATTTCGTCCTGAAAGAAAAGAAAGATGCTTTCCTGAAAGATCCGAAGTACAAGGGATGGTCGGAGACAAAGAGTGCCCCCGCAAAGCAGTAGCGCCGTCGTAGATGACGAATATGGACTGGAACCTGCCAAGCCTGCCACTGGTGTCACTGATGACAAATACGGCCTAGAGCCAGCCAAGAAAACTGCCTCGCCTACTCCAACTTCTGCGCCAGTTACGCCTCAGCCTAAACCGAACGCTATCCAGCGTCTTTCTGAAGTGACGACTGGATTCCAGCATCCCATTGATGAGTTGACGCGCGAGGCAAAAAATATTTATCACAATCCAGGTTCTATCGCCGGAGACGTGAGTGAGACTATCGGTATTCCTCGCCAAGTGTGGACAGACCCATCGTGGAAGAATGTCTCTCAGATCGGCGGAACAGGTATCCCGGGTATAGCTTTTGGTGAGCATGGATTACTGCGCGATCCACTAGAATTTGGAAAAACCGTCACTGGAGCTAACCAAGCCGCAGAAGATGTACGAAACAAAAACTACAAAGCGATTGCAGGCGATATTGCTGGTGGAATTACAAATCTTGCCCTTCTAAAGAAGCCCGCTGAATCGGCGGTCGCTGCCGGTTCGAATGCCATCGAGAATGCGAAGCAAGGTCTAGCGGACGCTGTACGCACGCCAGAAAACAAATTGACGCCAGCAACACGCACGGCTGCTCGCGTAGCTGGTGCTGGAGCTGGTCACGCTACGGGCATTCCAGGAATGGAAATTGCCGGCGTGCTTGGCGGTCCCGCTCTTGCAGATGCGGCATTACCAAAGAGATTGAACCTCAATCCGGGACTTGGTTTCTATACGCCGTTCGACGAAGCGGAACAACAAGCGCAACTCTCAGGAAAACTTGGAGAGGCTGAGAAGTCGCGCATGAAAGAACTGACAGATCAAGGGAGAATCCGTCAGATCGAGGAACGCGAAACTGCTAAGCAGAAGCCTTCACCTATTGGAAGTGTTCCCGTACAGCCACAGTTACAGGGTTCTAACACTCTATCGACGGGAGCAGGAGGGCCTTCACCGGAACCTGCGACCGTGAAGCCTATGACTCCTCCGCAGTCAATGCCAATTGTGAAGACAAAGGCTCAACTTGCAGAGGAAGCGGCTCCGACACTTGGAAAGGGCACTCCAATTGTTCCTGGCGGACGAATTGTTGACCCGAACTCGCCTATCCCGAAGGTTCCGGTCACTTTTCAATCAGTCCCGCGCGAAACACTAGTAGAAATGGTACGTGATCCTAAGACTCCATATCAGGACAGAATTAACGCTATTGCCGAACTTAGGCGCAGTCCAGCCGGAACGAAACTCTTGCAGGATGTCCCAGGCGTTCGCTTTATGGTCGAGCCTGATGCTGAAGCGCAACCATTCAGGAAGTACGATGAGAAAGGTAATCTTGCTAAATCGGGTGTACAGGTGCCTCGCTCCTCTCTGGCAGGCAGACCCCTGCTGCTTGGCAAGCCAGCCACGGCCTCAACGCCAAATATCCCGTCATTGGACTTCGAGCAGCCCATAAAAGTGCCCTCAGAGACGCCTATTGCGCCCATGAAGCCTCCGACTGCTAATGTCGGCACGCCGACAGAAGTAAAACCAATGCAGAAGCCCACTGTAGAGCCAGAAAGGGCACCAGAACCACGCAGACCGCTACCCGGCGAGACGCCAGAGCGCCGCAAAGTGACCCGCGACATCGTAAACGACATGAGCGTAGAGCAGTTGGAACGGGATGCTAACAAGCCGGGCGTCGCACCAGAGGACAAAGCGCGAATGTTGCGCAACGCAGCCGATTTGCGCGAGATGCGAAATGAGCCAGAAGAGGTTCACGTCAAGGGACTGACAGCAGTTGAGCCGAAGACCACAGTCAAGCCGATGGAGAAACCTGTCTCGATCGACAAGAAGTATTCTCAGGACGAGATCACGGATGCCGAGGGACTTATCCAGCAGGAAGTGGGCATGATGCAGTCGGCTGACAGACCAGGTCGCTACTTTGACGAAAGCACCGAAGGCGAGCATACATTGGCTGGACGCGGTAGGCAGGGCATTGACCGCATGGGCGGATCGTGGCGTGGAGTGAAGAGTCTGCGGCCAGGAATGCCATTCATGAATGAGAATCCGCAGTTTACGCCAGCACAACTAGAAAAGGCTTTGCGCAACAAGGACAGTGCGATGTACCGCAAGGCAATGGAACGTGCGATTGACTTCATCCGGCGCGAGAAAGCCTCTGGAACAGCAAGAGAAGTCGGCGAGCATATTCCCGGCGAAGAAGAATTTCCACCGAAACGATAGCTTGCATATGTAGCCTCACTTGTGGCACATTGCTCCACATGAAGGTTTTAGAAGGTTTGGATTCCATAGTCAACGTAAAGCGCATTGATGTGGTGCGCGCTCGTGTGACGAAAAAAGAAAAAGAACAAGTCACGCAATTCGCCAAGTCTGCGAAGGTCACTGAGTCTGACGTGATTCGTTATGCCCTCCTTCAAGCGAAAGTGATTACGAAATAGATGCGCATAGCGATTTGTTCGAACATCAATGGGGGCCTCGGTCTCCAGTGCGAATACCAACTACTTCGCGCCTATCTTGAAGAACTCGGCCACGAAGTACACGGCCTGCAATATGACGCACCTCTGCCGGAAAACTTCCCCGTTTGCGAACTATCTATTTCTCTTGAGACTGTCTCGCGGCACCTCTTTTCCGTAGCGCCGATTCGCTGGCTATGGGTGAATCCAGAATGGTTTACGCAAGACCTGATTCCGGTAGTGAAGCGTAACTTCGTCAAAGTCTTTGCGAAAACTAACGAAGCACAGAGAATCCTCGAAGGAATATTTCCCGGCATGACGTTTTGCCTTGGCTTCCTGAGTCGTGACCAATACGACCCAACAATTGCGCGAGAACGGCGTTTTCTTCACGTTGGCGGTAACTCATCTTTGCGAAATACGACCGCGATCACGGATGCGTTTCGATGGAAGCAGAATGGCGAGGGCATCGGAGCGGAACTAACCATCATCAGCCAGAAACTAAAAGGCGTGGAACTGCCTGCCAATGTAACTGTATTGGAGCGTGTCAGTGAAGAAGAGTTGAAGCGGCTGCAAAACTCTCATGCGTTCCACTTGCACCCAAGCGGTACGGAAGGGTATGGAGCGGCGTTGCACGAATCTCTGTCCGTCAATGCGGCGATCCTTACCGTGGACGGCCCGCCGATGAATGAGATTGCGTGTGTATCGGCTTGGGTTCGACCGACAGGCAAATCCTCATTCGGCCTCGCGACGATATATGAAGTTTCAGCTATCGACATTCATGTAGCGGCTAAAAAGATGCTGGAAATGGAACTCCTGCCGATTGCGTGGGAGACACCGCCGCGCGTCGAATGGGAAAACGACAACGAACTATTCAAGGACATTTTGAAGAGCCATCTTGACGGACTGCGACCTGAGATCGTCGCAACTGGGCCGACAAGAGTTCACCGCGAGTTTGTTGGACAAAAGAGAATCGCGTTTCTCGGCAACTTTTCCCACAGCTTCTGTACAGAATCGGACTTGGCTTGGTCACTTGAGCATCTCGGCCATGAAGTAATTCGCGTCCCAGAAGACAAGAGCACGATTCAGGAATTGCAAGGCGCTGTTTGTGATGCAGACCTTTTTATGTTTGTACACACGCACGGCTGGCAAGTAGCTCCCGACGAAGAAATGTTTCGATTCATGGAATGCCTCAAAGAAAGAGGCATCCCTTCAGTCGGGTACCACTTGGACCGCTATTGGGGCATCCCGGAGCGCGAGGAGCGCATTGGCAAGACGCCATTTTGGAAATGTTCACATCTTTTTACCGCCGATGGTGGAAACCAGGAGAAATTTCTGGAACGCGGAGTGAATCATCATTATTTACAACCTGCAGTTGTCGAGCGCGGCGTGCATTACGGGTTCCCACGCGGAGATTTGTTCTGCGATGTCGGTTTTGTCGGAGCTATCGAAAGCTACCACAGAGAATATCCTTTTCGCATGGAGCTGATTGAGTTTTTGAGGACAAAGTACGGAGCGCGATTCAAGACATTTCAGGGTGTCCGCGAATCGCAGCTCAATGACGTGTACGCTTCCATGAAAGTTTGCGTGGGAGACAATATTTTTTCAGGAGTACCTCACTACGCCTCTGACCGGCTCTACGAGACCTGCGGGCGTGGCGGGTTCCTGCTCTATCCCCGATTTGAGGGTCTGACGATGCCGTGTGCTACTTACCAAGCGCAGAATCTTGAAGACCTTGGCGAGCAGATTGACCGCTGGCTGCAAATGCCGGTGGAGCGCCGTGCCATCGTGCGAGAGTGCATGGATTATATCCGCGAGTGCGGGACGTACACACATCGAGTGCAATCGGTCTTGGATACGGTGTTCAAATGACACCCTCGTGCGTAACCATACTGCGTAGGTATTGGAATTTGCTTCTTGTGTTCGGCATTGTCTTGGCGATACTCGCGCTCGGACTCAAGTGGCTTTACGATACCATCGAGAATTTTCAGCCGTAGGAAAATCACATGGCCTCGAATCGTCTGAAACAGGAAACACACATCGGCTTCATGGAGAAGCGCACGCTGGAGGTACTCCAACTTCATTGCTCAGAGTGCGACGCCATCTTTTATTACGTGAATGATCTCGACGACACCTTGAAACCTAGATTTTGCGCTGAGTGTGGACGAAAGGTATCCAATGCCGAAAGAGATTGAAGTGCTGTGGTACGGAGGGCAGAGGGGCTCGTGGTGTCACGCAATCGTCGAGTGGCTGACGGAGGGCTTTACGCACCGCATGGACGTGAAAGAAGTTCAAGGCGACGGAGCAATCGTCGTCATCAAAGCGGATTGGGACAGAGATTTAAACAATCTTGCGAAAACTATAACGCCGCTTTCTTGGTGCCTGCTGATAATCACAGCGAATGAAGATGGCGGGATGGGTGTTACGCGCGACGGAGACTTGCTCGCCATCCACGTTGAAGATAAAGTATTCATTCCACGCAATTGCCGAGTGTGGTTGCAAACTCCACACAAGCATCAAACGGCATCGCGTTATATCCCATGGGGCTGGACGCCAAACTGCCGGGTTGATGCATGGCCTGAGCGCACGCTAGATTGCTCTTTTGCTGGCCAAATCACGCACAAACGTCGATGGGATATGATGTCGCAGTTTCCTAAGATTGCGATGTCCTTGAAGAAATGGGAATTCCACGGAAGCGATGGCTTCGCAAAGGGTATCTCGCAGGCTGAATACTACGGACTCATGGCGCGTTCAAAAGTGATTCCTTGTCCCTCTGGGCCGCTGACGGTAGATTCGTTTCGTGTTTGCGAGGCGCTAGAGTTGGGTGCTGTGGCGCTGCTTGATGCGGCATCCCCGACTGGACCATATCCCGAATATTGGGAGCGTGTTTTTGGAGCGTGTCCCCTTTCTATAATTAAGGACTGGAATGAATTGCCTGTACTACTTGAGATATGGTCAGGCAATTGGCCTTCTGTAAATAATATAGTGCGGATGTGGTGGGCGGCATGGAAAGAGTCACTCAAACAGAATCTTCACCAGGACCTTCACGATCTCGGAGCATTATAAAAGGAGAAACAACATGAAAAAATGTCTCGTTGCAGTGGCCTTACTTTTTACTCTCGGCCTCGCTCGCGCCGCAGAAGCTCCAGTGTTTCCGTCAGATGCAAAGGTGAAGATTCTCCGCTTGCAGCTCGACCGCGCAAACGTCGTCGGCGAATACCGCCAGTTGCAATCTCGCATGAAGGAAATTGAGATGCAAGTCCCGCAGATGGACCAAGGCATTGAAGCCGCTATAGACGAAGCGTACAAACAAGCGAAAATCGAAAAAAAAGATTGGAATGTTGACCGTCAGAAATTGGAGTTTGTCGCCATCCCCAAACCTGAATCTAAAAAGCCATGATCGACAATCTGACCACTGTGCTGATTACCACATCTCCTAGCCCCAAGCACCCAAGCACAGACCTGATCGAAGAAACAATTGATTCGGTTCGCTGGCACTTGCCGACTGCGGAAATACTGATTCTCTGCGATGGCGTACGGCCAGAGCAGGAACATCATCGCGCGGCTTACAGCGAGTTTGTGATTCGCTTGGAAACTCTGTCCCTTGAAAGATGGAAAAACGTGCGGCTAATTGTGTTTCCTGAATGGCAGCACCAAGCGTGGACAATCGCAAAAGGGATTGAGCAGGTTAAGACTCCGTTGATTCTGTTTACGGAGCATGACCAAGCCCTACTTCCCATTTGGTTTCCGTGGGGAGATGTATGTGCCGTTATGAATGCTAGGCGTGAAGTCAACGTGATTCGTTTCATGCTCGAAGATTCAATAAAGCCGGAGTGGGAGCAGTTCATGCTTGGACCGCTGCAAAAATATTCCACATTAACTAAAACTATCCAGTGGTCGCAGCGTACACATTTAGCCTTTGTGGATTACTATCGCAAAATGATTGACGCGCATCTAAAGCCAGACGATCGTTGCTACCTTGAAGACAGACTGTACGGTCAATGTGACGATTGGGAAGAAAATAGGCTAACAATTTACACGCCACATGGACCGATGGCCAGGATTCGACATCTCGACGGTCGCGGCGACGACGTTAAATTTCATTCAGTGCTTGAAGGCAAAGAATGAATCCTGACGAAGCCATAACGGTGTTGATTCCAACATCGCCTATCAAAGCGCATCCGTCCACGGAGATAATCGACCAGACGATTGCCAGTATTCGGCACTGGTTGCCAGGCGCGAGAATTATCATTATGGTTGATGGAGTCCGTAAGGAGCAGTGGAAAGCTAGAGCAGGAGACTACTTTGAGTATGTGGACAGATTATTGGAACGAGAAACAAGTGGAGAGTTTCGTGTATTTGGATGGCTGTTTGAAAATCATGTACATCAAGTCGCAATGACGCGCTATACGCTCCCATTTGTAAAGACTCCTTTGCTTATGTTCGTAGAGCACGATTGTCCTCTCGTCACAGACCGTCCTATCGACTGGCAAGGAATCGTAGACGCCCTGCTCTCAGGTGATGTTAGTTGCGTCCGGTTCCTGCCTGAGTCTCGCGTCTGCCCGTATCATCTTTACTTGTACGAGGAGCAATTCGAATCTCATGGCGTGCCGCTATGGAAGACGAGGCAATGGTCTCAGCGGCCTCACGTTGCGACCGTGGAACTTTACAAGCGCGCAATGAACGTTTTCAGTCCCGAAGCCAACACGATGATCGAAGACCGATTGATGACCTATGTGCAGCACTCACCTTGGGAAGAATGGAAAGTGGCGACATACATTCCTGATGGCAATTTCCATCGGTCACTTCATCTTGACGCGCGAGGCACTGACAGTAAATTCGACGAACTCATGGTGTTTTGATGCCTGACACTTTCATACCACTCTCCGAAGTCGAATGGGTGGAGCAACTCGTCTGCGACCGCTATAAGGTGAAGATCCCGAAGTTTCTCGCGGACTATCATGCGTGGTGGCCGTGGTGGGAAAAGATGCGTTTCGCTTCAATGGAAGAGAATTTGAAGCGCGGTGACATTCTATTCGACGTAGGAGCGGAGATTGGCTGGATTTCCGCCATCTACGCGCAATTTGTAGGCGCTGAAAATATGTGCCTGTTTGAGCCTTGTGTTGAATTGTGGCCGAGTCTCATGGAAACTTGGCGAGCAAATGAATTGCAAACTCCTAAGTGTTGCACAAAGGCTTTTCTTGCGCACAGTGAACAGCCAGGAATAATAACTATCCATCACGGTTCTTGGCCCAAGGAAGCAAAGGCCGGTAAGATTCTCACGAATACAAAATTCCGACACATCAACGAGGATGGAAAAGATATCCCCAGGCTAACTCTAGATGGCTTCGTTTCGCTAACGGGATACAGGCCGAACGCCATTACCATAGATGTAGAGGGGGCAGAATTGATGGTACTGCGCGGAGCCGAGAAGACCATGCGTGAAATTCGGCCTTTGGTGTGGGTGAGTATCCACGAGGATGCAGTTATCGAACGCTACCAGCAAAATCCCAAAGACATTTATGCGCTCATGGAATCGCTTGGCTATGACGGAACAAATCTAGGGTTCGACCATGAAGCTCATTGGCTGTATAGACCGCGCTGATGGACGCTAAAATAATATACGAAGGCCGCGAAGTGACTTTCTTCGACGTGGACGAAAAGAGCCACATTGGAAACTGCTTGCTCAACGTATGCTGGTATGAGCTGAAGAATTTAGAAGTGATTCGCAGTTTGGACGTGCAAGGAAATTATGTAGATGCTGGAGCCCACATCGGCACGCACGCTCTGTTCTTTTCTCTCTTCTGTCCAGCAAAGCGCGTCTATGCCTTCGAGTCGAAGCACGAATACTATTTGAAATTGCTAAAAAACATCAACGGCAACCACGTCAAGAACTGCCTGCCATTCAACTACGCTTTAGTCGGAGAGCGCGGCGAACAGATGAATCCCGATGAAGGCGAAACGTTCAAGACAGAAACGCTTGACCATTTCAACTTAGAAAACGTCAAACTGCTCAAGATCGACGTGGAGAACATGGAACTGCGTGTCCTCAAAGGAGCCGTACGGACACTCAAGACCGTCGAGCATCTATTTCTAGAAGTCTGGACCGATGAAGTGTACGCGAAGCGCGGAGAGACTTCGCCAATGGCGGAGATTGTTTCCTTTCTGCAACCTTACGGCATCCGGCCAGTGCGCGAACTTGAATGGGAGAATCTTTGGCACTTCAAAAGGATGTGAGCGTGTATCTCTACAAAGAAGTTTGTTGCGTCTTGACCTACCAGCGGAATCATTTTCTCTACTGCGCATTGAAGCGCATCCGTGAGCAAGATAAGAAAATACCCATCGTTGTGTTCAGTGACCGAGGCGATGATAACCCAGAACTGCGTCACGTCTGCGGAGAGTTTTGGGCCGGAGTCGAGATCATTCCAAGGCACGATTACTACGGGAATAGTTACGCAACAATGGAGATGCTCCGGTGGGCATACGGGCAGCAAATCGGCTTAGTGATAGTGAGCGAAGATGACTTCATGCAAGGACCAGAGTGTCTGAATTGGTACCGCGAGACTCACGAAATGTTCACAGGTATTTTCTGCGCCTGCGGCTGGGTGTTCAATCGGCAAGCTCCGATCTCGGATGATTTGATGTTTGCTGCTTGGTTTTACAGTCCTTCATATTCTGTTAGGCGCGAGAAACTGGCTCAAGTCATCAAGCACGCTAACCCGCTCTACTACAATTCGATGCGTGAATACATCTTGAGCACTTTTCCGGACTCCCTGCTCCACAACAAAGGCAATCAGGAAAATACCGGGTTCTACGAGCAAGATGCAGTCTGGCAATATTGCATCGAAGCAGACAAGGGACAAGTCGCGTGGAACGGGATCGCCAAAGGCGCTCATCTGGGCTGTTCAGGTTACAACCGGCCAACAGGTCCGAAGTTCGAGGGCACTCTAGAAGAACGCATCGCCCAAGTGGAATCACTGATTGCCGATCCTTACTGGCGAGCTGACCTTTTCACGCGCGAAGTGGTGGAGCGAGAAATCGGGTACGTCCTCCCAAAGCGTGAATTTCACTATCGCGTGACGCTTCCCGGTGGCTGGGAGAGCGACTTCCGTTCGGAATTAACTTTGGACCGGCTTCCCAAACGGCTGAACAGCGTTACGCTTCCACCCAACGCGCAAATTTCTGTGCTTTGATTCCCATATTGCTGTAAAGTAGCCACAGCGGAACGGGTACCGCAGGAGGTATCCATTCCGTGATTTACAATGCGTCCCCGTTCGCTGCCCCGGCGACCATGCTCCTCACAGGGGTTAACTTCTACGCTTTTGGCTCGAAGTCGCAAGGCAAACCCACCACACGAATGCAGGTCACGAGTGTCTCCGCCAATGCTTCGAACAATGCCACTGTCGGCGTGAAGATTCTCGAAGGCCCCATTCCCATCATTGGAAATTTCATCACAATCATTGGGACCATGAGCGCATCTGGAGCCTACAACGTAACGAACGTCGCCATCTCGAACGTGGTCATTGACACGACAAGTGGCATCGGCACGATTACTTTCGCACTGACGACCGCGCAACTAGCGACAACCGCCGATTTTGGCACGGCTTTAGTTCCCATAGCGGAAGTAGCCGAGGCGCTGACAAATAATTCTTCGAGCTTACCGTGCGCCGTTCAGAGTCCTACCGGAGATGCGGCAAACGCAATGACCGTTACGTGGCAGACTTCCTATCCGTCTGCGCCTGCGGGAATCACAGCCACTCTACAAGGCTCGCTGAACGACATTGACAATGAATACGCCACGCTCGACACCAGCACAAACGCAGCCGGAGAAATCCGCAATGTTGCAATCGACGGGGTGAACTTCCTGCGCGTGAGGATTACCGGTCTGTCTGGAACGGCACCTACGGGCATCATCAAGTTGAGCGTTTAAGGGACTGCGTAAATGAAATCAAAACTGGCGATCATCTTTCTTTTGCTGGCGTGTATCCCCGCTTTCGCACAAAAGAAAGACGACGGCCCAAGGAATATACGTGTCGAATACCGCGACACGGACGAATTTAGTTTTCAGAATATTATCACGCAGCAGTCCATCACGGACTACGTGTGCATAGCCAGTCCAGGAAATCCACCCACAGGAAAGGTTCGTACTTATTGCGATTCAGGAACAGGTCAACTGACATGCCTGAACTCAGTAGGTGCGAACGTTTGTCCTGGAGGTGGGTCTTCGGCCGCTGGTCCCTTGGGAACCATCCAATCCACCAACGGAGTGGGAACACTTGTCACTTCAGGGGAAGCAGACAGCGGAACAGTATTCTCTACTACGCGAGACTTTCAAGGCAAAGGTCCGAATCCCTATACCGATGTGAGAGCCTATGGAGTGCGGGCGGTTAATCAGGCCGTCGCTCCTGCCATTCCTGGAATTACTTGCACGATCAGCTCGACTTCTTGCGCTCTCTCTTCGGCGAGCTCCTTTCAGAATGGGGATGGAGTCGTGGTCTTCGGTGCTGGACCGGCGAACAGCATAACCACGCCCACGGGCCTTGCGGTGACGCCGAGCGTTTCCTCGGCTCCGACCGGCACGGGTTTTGACGTGGCTTCGGTTGCTGGCTCGACGCAGTATTGCTACGCCATCCTGGCGGAAGATAAGGCGGGCGGACTAAGCGCCGCGACCTCACAGGTTTGCACCTCGACCGGGCAAGCCGCGTTGGGCTACCAGACCGTTTCCATCTCCGGTTTCACGCGCTCCGGGCAGACCGTGACGGCCACGGCTACTGCACACGGACTCTCTACGGGCGCGTGGGTTAACATTACGACGCCGAACGTAAACGGAACAGACAACCTGTACTTCGGCGGGTGGTACAACGTCACGGTCACGGACGCGAACCATTTTACCTATCTGACCGGGAACGCGGTGTCCTCGGGGGCACCAACCGTCTCGGGTGCGGGCGGGACCCTTAACTATTGGTACGACAATAAGCTTACTTGGACCTCGCAGGCCAACGCCTACCGCTATTACGTTTACGCAGGGCCGAGCGGATCGCTGACATTGGCGGGTGTAAGCAAGGTACAGAGCACGGTCAATGGGCTAACGCCAGATACCACCTGGCAGGATTACGGTTCCACGATGATGAGCGGGCAACTCTTTCCGTACTTCGTACCTAGCACGCCGCCCGTCTCCGCGCAAGCCGACCCGCTGGTGACTACCGTCGTGTCCGGTGCGGGCACCACGACGCTTACGCTGGCCAACTCCGCAAGCACCTCGGTTTCGGGTGCGACCATCCTCTTCGACAACACACCCAACATCGTCACGGCGGCGAGCCATTGCAGCTTCAACAGCTTGCTTTATTTTCCTGGTAGTACAAATTCGTATGTGACGAACTCTTATTTGAATCTTTCGGCGTATACGCTTGCCATTAGCCTCGCGGGTTCAAACCTTGCGCTCAATGACACGATGGAGGTTAGTGGTGGTACCAAGATTTTTGGCACGCTTGGAGCGCAGACGAATAGTTCGTTATCTTTCGGCTACCCAGTTGGTGGTTCTATCCAAGGTTTAAGGGCTAATCCTGCCGTCTATGCCTCGAACGGGATTAACCAAATTACTGGCGTCCAATTTAGCGCCGGAAATGCTGCGGTTGCGGTACTGGAAGACGGCGCCTCAAACGATAGCATGAACTACGTCAACTTTGACGCGACCGCTGGCCCGATGTCCATGCCGCTGATGCTACGGGCGGGAGTCTTTAGTAATAATTTTGACCACATAGCCTTGATTGCCAACCAGGGTCCGGGAAGTTCTACACCCGTCTTCTACCTTAGTTCAAACGCGGCTTTGACCAATCTTAGTTTGAGTGGGCGGGGTATCTTTCTGCTCACGGGAGGTTCGGGAACAGATATAACAATCAGCGGCAACACTCGTATTCAGGGAAACGTTCCTCCGTTTTTGGCGATAGCGAATCTCGGCGCTGGAAATGTGGGCGGAAACATCACCATCAGTAACGTCGAGCTGGATACGGCAAGCACGGCGATGGTAGCCAACCTAACCACAAATGGCGGTTCTTACGGTGGCAAGTTATCTATCTTTGACTCTTTTGCTGGCCCCGCCTCGGGTTACGGTTATCTCACGGGCCAGCCGGTCGGGTTGGCCGTGGGGAACGCGATAAGCGGACAGAACGTTAATTCCTACCACGACTCGAATTTTGGAAACAACACGCTCAATGTTTTTGGTACTGGAGAGGTGGGCTACCAGATGGCCATTCCGACCGCTGCTGCTTCGGTAGTGGTAAGCAGCGGCGGCAGCGTTCCGGTAGGCAATATCTGCTATTCTCTCGCGGCTGTTGACGTGAACGGAAACCTAACTACGCTTGGACCAAAAAGTTGTGTGACCACCACTACGGGTAACCAGACGGTAACGATAACTACGCCTGCTGTACCCGTCAACGGGGCCGCTAATTATGCCATATGGCGTAATGGGGCCTTTACCACGAATGCTTCCTATAATTGTGCTAATTTCGACAGTTTTTCTGGTGCGGGTCCGGGACTTACTTATGTAGATACGTCGGCTAATTGTGGTATCAGTGCCCCAACCCAAAACCTAGCCCTCAGCCAGTCCATCACCAGCGCGGGCATCAACACGACCTCTTTCAACATCCTCAACAATGGATTTGTGGAATCCATCGTCTCCGCGATCACAGCCAACCGCACCGTGACCTTACCAGACTTCTCTGGAGCGATTGGAGTGCTCGGCAGTGGATGTAATTCCTCTAATTTTTTAGGCGGAGATAACATCTGCCGTGGCGCAGGCGGAGGGACGGTCACTTACACCGCGAATCACACCGCAAGCACATCCGACAATGGAAAACTTGTCTTAATGAATTGCAGTTCCGCGTGTGCCTACACGCTGCCCGCTGCTCAACCATCGACAGGATGGTTCGCAAATATAATGACCATCGGCAGCACGACCGCTACGGTTGCTCTCGCGGGCGGCGATACCTTTAATGGGACAGCCACAGTTCCAGTCTTGCTAAATTGGCAAGTCTTTCCAATCTACGCGAACACGGCGACATTCACGGACTACGAAGGCAGTGCCCCGCTCATCGCTGGAACAAATGTCACCTTTGGCGCGGCGAGTAACGGTATGACGATCACGGCAAGCGCGAGCGGGTCAACCGGATGGCCGTCAATCACTGGAGCGGCGACAAACACGAATACAGGATTTGTCCTAGCGCCTTCCTCTACCAGTTCCGTGCCATGGACGACGAACTGCCCATCGGGGATAAGCGTCGATTGCACCGACATCGAACTAAACGCAGTGAAAGAAGTCTGGGTTACCTCCACTGGCGTTCTGAACACATTACAGGTTCCATCCTTCAACGGTAATGCCGCAATGTATTCAACCGAAGCGGCAGGCGGAGACTTCGGCGGAGCCTACCCGAATCCCACTGTTACAAATTTGAGCAATGTTACGAACAATTCGCTCGCAAACACCGGCCTCGCTCATTCTTCAATCAATATCGCTGGTACGGCTGTAGCTCTAGGCGGCTCTACTGTCTCTTTTCCAAGCCCTGGCGCTATTGGCGGGACCACGCCGGCTGCCATCACTGGAACCACGATTACGGCGAACACAAGCTTATCGGTCAACGGCGGAACCGCACTCACCGGCGAACAGGGCACGGATACAAAAATCCTTACTGCGGGCACCGTGAGCGGCACGGCAGCAACTCTTTGCACGGATTCAAATGGCGGTGCGACAACTGCCGGCTGCTCTGGCGGAAGCGGTCCGGGCACGGGCACGGCGAACGCAGTTACGGATTGGGCAACAAGTTCCACCCTCGGTAGCATCGTCGGTCAAGTCACTGGACAAAGTTTAGTTGCAGTAAACGGCTCTGCCCCCGCTTTCTCGTCTCCTGGCGTTCAGGATGGCAACGGCGGGGCTGTCGTCACGTCGTCGGGCTATACAATCCAGTGCGATAGTTCTACAGCTCTCATTGACCGCGTACATATTTTGCGTTTCCAATCAGGTGCAAGCGCACCCATTGTGCCCCTATCGACAGCCACAGGTTGCACGGGAGGATTCGCAGTAACGGTTATAGACGACGGTGCTGGGAGTTTAGTTTTCGGGCGCACGAGTCCAGACACGTTCAGTGTATTCAATGGCACTTCAGCGACGGACGGAGCAACGTCCTTTACGCTGGGGAATGGTCAATACGCAACCCTGACTCAAGGAGCAAGCGGAATTTGGGAAGTACGCATCACCCAAACCGCGAACCTTGGGACTCCGACAACATTGACTCTGACAAATGCGACAGGTCTACCATGCGCCGCTATGCCAGCCTTGACCGGCGATGCGACGACTTCCGCAGGAGCGTGCGCTACCTCAGTCGTGAAAGTGAATGGCGCGGCTGTCCCGGCATCGAAGACGATTGTGGGCACTAATTCAAGCAGCCAGATTATAGACGCCTCTAGCGCGACACTGGCGAATAACACCACAGGCACGGCTGCGAATCTGTCGGGCACTCCAGCGCTGCCAAGCGGCACAACGGCGACGACGCAGAGTGCCGGAGACAGCTCGAATGACTTGGCAACGGATTCTTTCGTTACTACGGCTGTCAATAACGCCGTTGCAGGAGTCAATCCGGCTGTGGCGGTCCTCGCCGCTACGACCGGCAGCAACCTAACAGGCACCTATAACCAAGTTGGTGGAGGTATCGGCGATACTTTCACGATCACGGCTACCGGCGCGTTCACGCTGGATGGAGTAGCTATAAACACAATCGGCCAGCGCGTGCTGCTCAAAGACCAGACAACGGCGAGCCAGAACGGTGTCTACACGGCTACTATCGTCGGCACGACCGGGATCTCCGCCGTATTCACTCGTGCGCTCGACTACGACACGCCTTCTGATGTGAACAACACCGGATCAATTCCTGTCCAGTCGGGAACAGTGAACGCGACAACGAGCTGGCTGCTCACTTCGCAGGTGACGAGCATCGGTTCTTCTGGGTCGTCACTAACCTATACACAGTTTTCCTTGGCCCCAAGCAACATCGTCACGGCGTCATCCAATTTTGCGAACGGTGCCGTTGTCCAAGCTGCTGGCGCTAATAAGACACTGGCCTCGGCCACAGGCCATGGCATCGCTTTGCCACTGCAATGCTCTGATTCGTCTGGCTCTGGAACGGCGCAATCCTGTACGACTTCGCCTTCGTTCACGCCGGTCAAAGGTGATGCGATTATTTATTACACAACGACCGCAAATACGGGAGCGCTCACTGAGAACGTAAATTCGACTTCCGCAGCCCCCGTTCAGAAATGGGATGGCACAGCGCTCGCTTCTGGAGACATCAAAGCCAATACTCCTGTATGGGAAGTTTTCGACGGTACGAATTGGCAAGTCCAAACAATAGGCAATGCTCCTAGTGGCGGTGGAGGAGTAACGTCGGTCACGATTGCCGGGACTACAAACCAAATCACCGCATCAGGAACCTGCACGATCACAATGACGGGGACTTGTACCCTGAGCCTGCCAGCCGCAGTAACGCTTGGCGCATCCGGAACGGCCGGAACGTTAGCAGTTTTTCCTGCAAGCGGAAATTTCACGACGACCTGGGGAAGCGCGGCAACGGCGAGCAACACCATCCTTGGCTTCGCGACTGCACCAGTAACCGGCGACCTTATAAGCTGCACAACGTCCAGCACGACTTGTACGCTAACGGATTCTGGAGTTTTGGCCGCGAACGTTTTGACAACATCATCCACGATTCCCATAAACAAAGTGGTTAGCGCGACCGGAGCCATTGCAACGATTGCCGATGGCAACAATCCCCTGACCATCAACTGCGCGCTCACGAGCGGGACGACCTGCTTGACGACCGGAGAAACTACCGCCGCGACGACCGCAGGAGCAGTAGAACATCAGATCACGACTCTGACGACCACGACGGCTATCGCTTTGCAAATCACGCAGGGAGCGGCTGGTCCGGCCAATGCGAACGCGCCGGCCGTCCTGAACATATCCGCAGCAGCGGCGGGCGGCGCTGCGGGCGCAAGCAACGCAGGTAGCATTGGGGCTCCAATTACCCTTTTGACCGGCGCGGGTTCAGCAGGAGGTGCCACGACAGGTGTGGGTGGGGCGGGCGGAGCCTTTACGCTCACAACGGGCGCAGGAGGTGCTGCGGGAGGTACAGCGACTAATAACGGCGGCGCAGGCGGCGGATTCAGCGTTACGACCGGTGCTGGCGGCAATGGTGGGTCTGGAGCGGGTACGGCGGGCAGCGGCGGCGGCTTTACCATCACCCTCGGCGCGCCAGGCACGAATAGCGCTACGGGCACTTCTGGTTCGGTCGGCCAATTCAACGTCACTGGGAACGCCCCGGCTTCCACGGCAAACGCGACCGCAGGCGCGGCTGGCACGGTCTTTAACATCACCGGCATAGCAGGAGGAGCTAGTTCGAACGCCAGCGGGTCAGGAGGAACCGGCTCGGCCGTTTCAATAAATGCCGGTACGGGCGGCGCGGCAACGGGAGCAACATCAAGCTCCGGTGGCGCAGGCGGTGCAATCAGTTTAACAGCGGGTAATGGGGGCACCTCGGGAGGAGCAGGAGCCAATTCGAACGGTGGCAACGTCGTAGTTACACCTGGTACACCTGGCACCGGAGGGAGTGGGGCGGCTGGTAAAGCGGGCGTCTTACAGGTCTTGGGCTCAAATGCCGGAATGCTTTACTTACAACAAGGCGCCGCCAACACGACCTCGAATACGGTTATTCCGGCGAACTCGATCATTGATCAAGCGCCTACCGCAGTCACGGCCTACGCCGTGACACGTCCAGGAGTGGTCGCCCAAGGCATACTCACCAACACAGTCACCTCGGCGGTAGATACTCAAGGCTTTAGCGGTGATGCCAACCATTCGACGACCGTCTCCTGGTCTACGGCAACATCGGTAGGCTCTACTGTTCTTTGTTCTAGCGCAAATTGTCCGGTTGGAACGTATCGCATAAGCGCTCACATTGATGTCACGACGGCCTGCACGACAACAGGAAGCTACCTCGTTAACGTCATTTATACCGACGATACGACCGTCTCAAAAACCGAGTTCATACCACTGAACGGCGTCGGTACAACATTCTCGACTGGAGTTCTCGTTCCGATCTCCACAACAGACTTCGGGCAGGGTACCTTTATCCTGCATTCCACTGGCGCGACTTCCATCAATTACTCGACTACTGCGTCTGCTTGTGGGTCGGGAGGACCGGGAGTTGGGAAACTCTATCTCACGGTTGAGCCAATCCAATGAGAAAATTACTTTTATTCTTTGCCATTTTGCTATGCGCTTCTTCGTCGCGCGCATCCATTGCTCGCGCAGGCTCTTGCTCGGCTGCGACAACTTCTTGTACCCTCAGCGCGACAGCAACCGGCGACATAAACATTTTCTTTGCCTTCCGTGATGCCAGTACAACGCCTCCGACGCTTCCAGCCGGCTATACGACCATAAGCACCTGCACGATCTCCGGAGGATGCACGACAGCTTCATGGTTGCTCTATTGCAAGATTGCCACATCCTCAGCGGACACTAGTTCTGGCACGGCCACAAACGCTACCGGTGTCGCGGGATTGTCGTATTCAGGAACAGTAGTGGATTCCACAAATTGCGGAGCTACGGCGACTGCGCGTCAGACCGCAAATAAAGCCTCGGCGAGTACAACGGTTACCTACGGAGGCATGACGATAGACAACCCCAACAATTGGGTAATCGGTTTCATGGGGGACACGACTAGCGGTCAGACGTGCGCGCCCGGTACCTTGCCAAGTGTTTCCGCAACCGGCGAAGTCCGTGCCGTTGATTCGAATGCTATCGTGTCCAGTTTTTCTTCCGCGACTTGTTCTGTGACAAGTAGCGTATGGGAATCCGTAACGATGGAATTGGCAGGGCCGAATCCTATAGCCAGCGGAAGCGCTCCAGCGCTGAAGCGTTCCTGGGGCTTTTCTGGTATGTCCAGCAATGCGGCCAACTGCGGAACCGGCTCTCAAATTTGCACCGGAGACGATTTCATTATTTATACTGAAACGACAGGTCCGCGCGTTACGACTGCCAATGACTACTTCGTCCTTGCTCTTAAAAATCCGATAGCGAATACCGCGACGATCTCCGATGACAAATCGGATTCATGGTCCACGGCATTGACGTGCTCGGACACAAACAGCAAATACAGTTTATTCTCCGCAAGCGCCTCAGCAAACGTGAATCAAATAAAGATTCATTTCGGCGCGCAGCTCTCGGATATTCAGTTCGCCCTATTTTTGTTTTACAACGTTGCGACTTCGAGTCCGATTGATGGCAGCGGTATCTGCACGACAGGCATAACGCCAACAAACAACATCGCTCCGAATATCAATTCCGGTTCATTCACGCCAGGCACGAGCGGAGACCTCATCCTTAATCAAATTTTCGATAATAACCATCCTCTGGGAGTGTCGAACGTCTTTACGGATACAGTCTACGGCTCTGGCTTTACCGGCCTTTATGGTGAAGTAATTGAATTTGGAGCCGCCGCGCAGTTCCAAATTCAGAACTCTGCGGCAGCCATCAATCCCGGAATGACGGTCGTGCAAACTACGCACGATACTTTTGTATCGATGTCGATTGCCATAAAACCAGGGCCAGGAGGCTCTGCACCGACGCCAGGTATCAGTATCATCCGTTCACAGACCGCATACATAACCGGAGGCACATGCGGAACACCTCCCTGTAACTTTGCGATTCCTTTCTCAACTCCTCCGGGTGATCTAGTAGTCGTAGGGAATGAAGCTGGGACGGCTGGCGCAAGTTTAACGGCGGTAGCGGATAGCCAGTCAAACGTGTATACAGCCGTCCCCTGCAATGCAGCATGCGTTTCTGGTGTTCCTCAGCACCCACAAATTTATACCGCAGCCAATGCGATTCCCAACAATTCGAACCATGTGACTGTGACCATCGGGACCAACACGGGGAATGATCTTATTATTTTGTACGATCTTGCCGGCGCTGCCACTTCGGCTCTTGATACGGGGTCGAAGGCCGCTAACGCTTCGACCTTGACCGCGCCATCCAGTGGCGCTACCTGGAACATTGCAACACAAGGGTCCGCAGGACAAAGTTTTAGTGATCAGGCTAGTATTCAACCATCTATTCCCGGAGATTTCATCATCGACATGGCGCAAGTTGGCAATGGCCCAGCGGGAGGCTGTACCGGTGTCGCAGGAACTTCGAATGCGACTTACGATTACAACACGGCTACCTGGGGACCAACGGGATCGGGTGACAACAATGGTTTGAGCAATGGCGATGCGTCTTGTCATTTCTACGATTCGACCACCGCAGTAGTGAATTTCGGCTATACGATGGTGAACTCCGTTATTTCGAGTATTCAGGATTTTGCCGTGGCATTCCAAGCCCCACAACCTGCGGGGATTGGTGGCAAAGCGGGACTCGGTGGCAATGCGGGAGTTGCCTTCTTGAAGCCAGATGACAAAATCAACGCTGACGAAAAGGTGACCGTCCAGTGAAAAAACGGTTCAGTTTATTGTTATTTCTCATGCCTAGTACACTTTTTGGTCAGACGCCGGCCGCAGCGATACTTAATCTCTATAACACGACTCCATCGGCACCAGGAACGCAGTTGACATCTACGATTCTAGCAAATGGAACTGTGGGTGGTTTTAGTGCATGGGCATCAACGGGAGGCACCCTTTCCAAACTGACCGTGGGTCCGCACAACCCACTTTGCAACTTGCCGGTGACGCTCACCAATGGTGGAGTTTCCTACACACCTGCGATGCTTTCTCAGTCTTTCAAAATGGACATGAGCACAAACTTCCAGTATTGGCAAACGAGCGTAGCGGGAGTTGGGAGCCAAGCAGTTATTATATTTTGCATCACCGTACCAAATACTCCGACCAACTTGCAGGACATCATTCCCATTCAAGACGACACGAATGGCTTCAATATGTTTGTACAGTTGGATAATCAATCGGGACTCGTTATCAATCTAGAAAGAACTTTTTCGGGGACGCAGCACAGCACTTATATTTCATTGACTCCAGGAACCACCTATCTAATGGAGGCTCTGGACGACGAGACAAACGGACATATGCAGCTCGCTGTTTATCAATCACAACCGCCCTATACACAAGTCGGAATCACGAACTTGGCTCCGCAAATCGTTTGTCCTTCCTGCTCCATCAATGCCATTCGAATCGGAAACGCAGAGACAGGAACGTCTAGTTCGTTTATGACTATCGAGGATTTAGCAATTATTCCCACGGGGACATTCCCGTTAACTCCGACATTCAATCCTCTGTGGGGAGGTATCGTTCCGCCAACTCGTGCGACGGATTGGAGTGGAGTGGGCGTTCCAGGAGGCATCCCGAACGCGACGAACATCTGCTCGACGTTGAGTTCAGGCACGACCGTCACGCTAATCAACGCGGCTATCCAGAGCTGCTCGACATCGCCGGGGGCGCAAGGAACCGCTGCGAATGTGGTGTTCCTGAACGCTGGCAACTATAACCTCAGTCCGGGGATTAGCTTCAACGGCGCGAGCAACGTGGTGCTGCGCGGAGCCGGGGCCGACCAAACCTTCCTCGTGTTCACGGGCGGCGGGGATGGCTGCCACAACCACGCGGCTAGTGTATGCGTGGACCAGACCAACAACGAGACGAACTGGCAGGGCGGACCTACGAACACCGCAAACTGGACGGCGGGCTACACGGTCGGCAATACCACGATCACCCTGAGCGCCCACGCGAACCTTAAAGTAGGCTATCCGCTCTTTCTCGACCAGGCCGACGACGCGTCCGACCCAGGAACGTCCAGCCTTCCGCTACCGTTCGTATGCGACGACAACACGATCACCCCTCCATGCTCGCTTGAGAACTACACGGGGCAGAGCCAGCGGACTCACCGGAACAACGTGCAACAGAACGTGGTGTCCTCCTGCGGGCCTTCGACGTTCGGCGCGGCCTGTACGTCGAACACCATCGTCCTCCAGTATCCACTCAAGATGAACAACTGGACCTCGGCGAAGTCTCCGGGCGCGTGGTGGGCCACGGCTCCTATCTTCAACGACGGAGTGGAGAACCTCTCCGTTGACAGCGCGGGATCGTCGGGAGCGTCCGGGACTATCATCTACAACTGCCTGGGTTGCTGGGTCAAGGGAGTCAGGGAGAAGGACTTCGCGGAGGGGGCTATCGAGGTCGCTTACTCTTCTCACGCGACGATTCAGGACAACTACTTCTACCACAACCAGAGCAGCGCGACCGTCGCCTACCCCGCCGAGATGTTCAACACCAGCGATACTTTGGTGCAGAACAATATCTCGCAGTATTCCCCTGGCGGCTTCACGATGGTCAACAGCGGATGCGAGGGCTGCGTCATCGCCTACAACTTCGCTATAAACAACTACTACACTGGCAGCGCCGGATGGATGATGCCCGCCAGCAGCCAGCACGCGCCCGGCTCAGATATGATGCTCTACGAAGGGAACGTGGGGACGTTGCTGGCTGCCGACGTCTTCCACGGCACGCACAACTTCGTGACATCGTTCCGCAACTACTGGGTCGGCGGTCAACCGAAGTGCTGGTCCAGCGGCACCTATCCAACGGCAACGTTCGCGGCGTGCAACAACGATCGGTTAGCCGTCCTGCTGCGTTCCTATAGCCGCTTCTACAACATAGTCGCGAACGTCTTGGGGAACGGCACCGCTACTGCCTACCTGAACAATGGGACCGAGGACCTCGCCATCTACTCTATCGGGAACGGGAACACGGAGACCGTGACGGTCCCGAGCGACAGCCTGGTGGCGTCAACTCTTCTTCGCTGGGGCAACTACGACACGTTCAACGCGGCGAACCAATTCACCGCTGGAGAAGTCCCCACTGGCATAAACCTCTACGCCGCTTTCTCACCGCCGCAGACGTTCCCGAACTCGTTCTACCTGTCCGCGAAGCCGAGCTGGTTCCGGTCGGTGCCCTGGCCTCCTATT